GCCCTGATCAAGGTCCTGAACTACGTAGAGCCACTCGGTCTCCCCCGTATTGGCCTCTACATCAACAAGCGCGTTGAAGATGTACTCGCCGCCCGTGATAAGACGGGGATTCGTCTCGTAGAGAACTCCGCGTGGTTGACCGAAAGGAGCGACCCGCGTAACTCCATTCTCCTCAAAAATATCAAACGTTTGGTCAGCTGAGGCACGAACTTGCTCACGATTAAACGGAGCTGGGCGCTGACTATACTCTTTGTTCTTGTTGTAAACGCCAAACGCGCCAGTTTGCACTGCGCGCTTCTCGGAAACCGTTTCAGGAAGTCCTTTCCACTTATATGATCCATCGGTCGTGGGGATTCGCTTCCCCCAATAATTCGGTCCGCTATAGCCGAGAAGCTGGGCGTTCCAATCAAGCTGTCCGTTAACTCGTGACAGAGCCAGATTAAGCGCGTCCTTTTGCGCCTCTGTCATTGGAGTCGGAAGATGACCCCTCAGTTCATATTGTTCCTTGTCAAATACTGGACTCGCCATGCTTCGACTCAATAAGTCCCGTTATTAGCTGTGGCAGGAAGCTGCGACTCAATAAGAGAACGCTGATAGTCTACGTACGCCTTTGTTGCCCCATCACTCGGCGATAACGGGTACTCATTAACGTTCGCATTCAGCCCGGTGATTGGATTTTCCCTCATATCCAATGTTCCGGTGATCTGAACATTAGCTCCAGCTACGACGTTAGTATTGGCCATTGTCTAATGAGGGGATGAGCGCGATGTCTGCGTACACCTTTGTAGCAAGATCCTCAGCGGCGGTCGGCTCTGCTAGAAGGATGATGTTAAAAGGAGTGACAGAGGAATTAGACTGAAATTGAGCGATCTCCTGCCCGTCGATAATTAAGCCAGACGGATCGACGGCAAGGTTTTCAACGAGAGGATCTGTTTCGAGTAAGGCGTCACCGATAAGTATCCACCCATCCTCTAGTTCAATACTTGAGGGGAAGGTGATGACCGGCGTCTTAGTCTCCGATTCGAAGACGAAGTTCTCCTCAAGCAGACGCTCATAATAAGTGTCTAACGTGGCCGTAGGAGCCATGTAGAGCGACGAGTAATTCTCGATGCTCGTGATTAAGAATCGTAGTGATGAGTCCTGAAACTCCGTGAGCCATGAAGCAACTGGCTCGTACTTGATTGATGTCTGACTACGAGTATCCCGAATCTCGGTGATCTCATAGTTACTTACCGTAACGATGGCAAGTACAAGGTGAGGACGATCAATCTGATCGAACTCTCCCTCGAGAAAGAGTTCAGCCTCTGAGCGTGGGACTACTGGTTGTCGGTCCCTAAAAATTGCTTCGCCAGTGTATCTTACCTCAGAGATATCGGCTTCTCCGCCCCAAAAGAATAGGCGATAGTATCTTGCGCCGTCATTCAGCCCGCAATTGAGTATCCACTCGTTGTTACGAGGTGCAACTGAATCCTCTAAATTCCATACAATAGCATCGTCTGAACTATAAAGTGCGCAAAGAGCCGTAGCTAGACCGGTTTCAGCGGCCACTAACGTGAAGGTTTTGGCAACAACTGCTTCAGTGAAATCCATCGTGACGGATGATCCGTCAACGTAATCTCCGGTCTCCCCAAACTCACTTGGTTTCCACGAGCCATCACTTGGCTCAGAGAACATCGATACTACCGGGTGATATTTTGCTTCAGCGTCCGCGGCGTAAATAGTTTCACTTGCGCCGAGAGAATAGTTCTCTACCGCAAATTTTGAGAACGTAGCCTTATCAGGATCTACACGATTGAGGTAGTAACCTATCTGATATGACCCATCCTGAATCCCGTTCGGAACGACATTTGAAAGGTTGAGTGCAAGCGTATTTGTCTCAATCTGACCAAATGCCCAGGTGATCGTACCATTGTAAACGATAAGAACCTGAGGATCTTCCTGCCACGCGCCGACTTGCAGTGATCCGGGACCAACTGAGGATCCGAATTGAGGATCAATGTAGACGAATCCCCGCCCGCGTTCCCCGAAAAACTCTCGGCGATATCCTTCAGAAACTCCTGGAAGACGGTCGTAAATTGGACGTCCGAAAGGACCACCCCAGACCGTACTAGTCGGAGTGAGTGCTAAGATCTCTAGAGCTTCTTGGTTTGCAACGTTAACTTTCGCGAATCCATCAGCCAGTGGCTTGGTGACGATCCTTCCTAGTTCTGACTGAGGCAATACTTCGCTCATAGCGACAGAGTACCAATGCCGTAGTTGATCGGACCGTATCCGAATGTGCTAGTCGGAGAATATGACAGTTGCGCGGGATCCGAGATGTAGCGAGTACTCTCCCAGACGTAAGTGTATGATGCTTCTGTGTTAGACTTCGATGTAATCTTCACAGTCGCCACACCAAGCTTGTTTGCGGAGACTTGCGCGCCGAGTCGTGAGAAAACTCTCTCATCACACTGAGCTCGAATAACGAACTTGAGAAGATTTCCGTATACTTCTTCGATGCGAGGTGTGTTGGGTTGCTCCCCTGCCCACGTTTGAATTACATCGGGAGGCGTGAAAGACCTCTCCACACGGTAGAACTTTTGCGAAGATCCCGTGATGTCAGCGATAACATCCTCGTACCGATACGAGGAGTCATAATACTTAACAGTCTCAGGTCTTTCCGAGCGAACGAACACGCCGGCGTCAAAGTACACTTCGAGATCGAGAATAGGCGTCACATGCTCGGTTGCCTCGTATTGACGAAGTAACGAACCGTTCCTGAATGTTGCGGCATCCTTCGGAGCAAACCTGAAGAGATCCCTGTAAGTGGGAATGCCACCGGTCTCAGTGAGCCATCCTAAACGAGACCAGAAATACGTTCCGAGGTTCTCATTCAGCGGCCCAAGTATAATTAAAGTCTGCCCAGCGACTAGATCAGACTGATTTGTGATTGCGCCCTGCTCAAGCAGAATTTGGGTCAGCTGCGAAGGGCTGAAATTAAGCGGAATGCTTGTTGAAGGGACTACGTAGTTGTAGCGGAAGATCTCCGGAGCCACCTCGATCAGCAGACCATCTTCGATCATTTGACCGGGGTCTTGTGTTGCGGGTGTGAAATCGATAAGGGCTTGGAAGTACCGAGGCAACGGCAAATTAGCCTCAAGCAGCCGCTTGCATCCGGACGAGACCTCAGCACAGGTTTCCGCTTGCAGGAAACAGTCTTCCAGCTGTGCCGCATCAAATCCGCCTTCGGGACGATAGCGCACATACTCACCGAGTTGGAATCGAGCCTGATAACGGAAAGATTTGTCGATGAAGAGCGGACGTCCCGCACAGTCGATATAGTCAACAACCTGAATAATTTGCAGGATTCCAGCCGCAACAAGATCGTCGATGACTTGTTTGTATGACCTATCGCCTAAGGCAGGGAAGGTGAAAGCTGTGAGAACTCTCGCGTAGATCCGTACGACGCCTTGAAGACGATCGATGTAGCATGAATCCTCAGAGATAGTTCCAGTGAGGAACTGCTCGGGAGTGGGCGATGCGACGAATTGTCCCGCTGTGTATGACTCCTCGCTAAGAAGAAGTTCGAACTCAATACGCTGAGTGGAAACGAATCCCGATTGCTGTGCAGTGCCGAGGTCTACTGTGCTAGCTTCAACAACGAAGTTCTGCTTAGCCACCCAAATCGGATAGCCCGCACGGCGATTGAGATCAACATTCTCAGGCGTCCGAGGTTCAAAGACCTCCGTGTTAAGATCACCGCTCTGGAACGCGATGATGTCCGGATCATACAATCCTTGTTGAGTACGTGCTTCGATATTTGCTCCAACGGACCACTCGGTGAAAGCTTTCGCCGCGGAGATAAGTCCAGCATCGATTAGATTGGACAGTGTCCGGTTTCCCGTATACGTGAAACTTGCCAGGGCAACGTGGAGGGAAGCTCCTATCTCATTTACGACGCTGATTACATCACCGGTCTCGTATTCGCCAGGAGCTAACTCACGAATTAGCGTAAATGACAGATTATTGATGTTGGCGTAATATGACTTATTTGCATTAACCGGGGTGAATGCTTGAAGTACCGGATAATAAGTGGGAAGTGATCCTGTGGCATTCACTAAAACGTCGCCGGGCTGGAATGTGGCCCCAGTCTCAAACGCCTGCGGTGTCACCACGGTGAATGAAGGTGATCCGAGTCCACGCGGAGTATAATACGCGTTTAGTTGAGCGATGTCTGGATCAATAAACTGATTTGTGGTCCCAAGGGTGAGTGGGAACGATGTAGCCAGAGCTCCTTCAATATCTGAGACATTCGGATCGTAGCTAACAGGAAAAACCGCATTCGGTGTTAGAATGCCGAAGAGATTATTCCTTACGGTCTCCGTGAATGTTCGGAGATCTTGGGCGTATGGCTTATTCGGGTCGTAGAGCAGATCAACGGAAATGTCAACATCGTCAACTTCCATCGAATAAACCGTTCCCTGAAATTCAGTCGGAAGGGCCCAGCGAATCAAATTTTGAAGCGATGATCTTTGTGCCGTTGTCAGCGGACTCCCATCTGGGTTGATGATGAAGAATGCTACTGCGGGAGCACTCTCAACAAAGTTAGTGTCGTAGCGATATACGTCTTTCTCAGACCGACGAGGTAACACATTGACGCCCGTTCCAGGACCAAGAGCATCGGAGAAGAAATCTTCCCAGTCCTCAGCGGAAACCGGATTGCGACGGCGAATAAGTGAGAAGAAGCGTTCTTTAACTTCTTGCAGTAGCTCTGGATCTTGGCCACCAGCCGCGGCTTCAGGGTTGATTACTCCCGTGACTCCCGCAAGGGACGTAACCGTATTTACGATGGACCCAGCAGGAACATTCGTTGCTGATCCGCGGAGCAACGCTACGGCTCTAACACGACCCGATTCTTCGCCGGGTGAGATGCGAAGGAGATCCGTTGTTACAAAAGATATTGACTGACCACCAGTCAGATTGGGATTAGTTGAGACCTGAAATCCCGGGAAAATGACAAACTCTTGGATCGTGGGAGTGATTGAAAACTCGACTTCAACCACAGCACCAGCGCCTGTACGCCGCTGAGCACCAAGAAATGGCCCGATCCATTCAACAAGAACGGACTCGGGGAATGAGTTAGCAAAAGCAAGCAATTCAGCTTGCGCAAAGGCTTGACCCTCAAGTAGTGCGAGAACCGGCGAACCACTCGAGAAATCATTGATTGTGGCGCCGGACGCTTCGTAGACTCTCTGCGCTGCGGCGGCTACCAACTCCGATTCGTTCCTCGGATCGAGGTCGATGGGAGGAAGCGGCGCGTACTGCGGCATTAGAAGAACCCTTCGTCTACAACTGGGAAGTTATTGATTCGCTCATTGAGGATCTCCTTCGTGATGAGATCGGGAGAGTCAAGCTGAGCGTACTTGACTAAGAAGCTCTGTTGTGATCCGCCTTGATTGAACTTGGCATTCGTATTCCAAGACAGCGGAGCGTTGAGTCCACTGGTGTTAACTTGGTCGCCAAACTGCACCAAGCCCATAAAGCTCTTGCGGCCAGTGACGGGAATGGATCCGTAACTCTGGTCGGTTTGAAGCGTGACGTAAACAGAGTCTAGACCGTTATCGCCGCCGCGTTGAATATCATTTCCGTTGATGGGCGCATAATGCCAATCAGCATCGGCTCCATCAAAACTAATCTCACGTGCACCGTTGAGCCACTGGGACGTTACAATGACTCCAGGCCCAAATAATGTCTTCGCCATGCACTCCGGCGCTAGATTTCTTGTGTGTATTTTACCCTCAATAAAAAAGCCCCGCCGAAGCGAGGCTTAATAGGATAATTACGACTGATCAGGCGTAGTTCCAAGTGTTGACTGTGAAGACCAACTCAATGGTTCCAACGTCGCCAGATTCGCGATCCATCTCAGCGACAGTCAGCTGCTGCAGTTGGCAACCGCTAAGCACGTAAGCAGTGCTATTAGCTGTGTCGCCATCGCAAGCAGTTGGTTGAACGGTGATGGTGATAAATTCGCAGTTGTAGTTTGCCCAAATTTGCTCAATTGTGTGAGCCAATGCAGGATCGTACGGAGCTGTGACAGTTACATCGTCAATAGAGCGGGGACCAACAACTTTATAGATGCGGTTCCCAGTTCCATTAGCGTACTGACCACTTTCCGCCGTATCCGAAATCCCAGAAAACTGAGTCCAAATCGTTTCCATTCCAGAGATGGTAACGATAAACGCTGACTTTGGGATTGGTGTGATAACAGGCATCGGAGGTCCTCCTTAAGAAAAAGATTTAAGAAGGATCAGGCGAATACGTCGTCGATGTAGAAGCCAGAACCGAAAGCACCAGTAGCACCCAGACCAGTGATATTGATCACGCGCTCAACGGTGATCTCAGCACGGACCACACGACGCTCACGGATGTAGTACTCAGGACGTACAGCAGGAGTGCCGGTCAGCTGGTAGGTGTAAGCGAAGGCAGGTGTAGCAGCATTAGCGCCACCGGCAGGCATCACCGAGTCAGAAGCAGACAGCGGGCTGTAGAACAGCAGCACACCGTTCTCAGGGAACACGGGCAGCAGTTCGCCATTGTCAGCCAGTCTACGACCCTCAGCCACGCGGATACCGCGCTCAAGACCGAAGTAACGTGCCAGCACATCCACGTCGATCGAGTCGGCGGTGGTGAACTGGATACGCTCCAGGATTGCAGGGTTGGTCAGCAGGCTATCGAATACGGCAGTACCGATAACAGCGCTATTGGGACGAATACCGATCTGGTTGGAAACGGCACGCTTCCAGTTCAGAACGTCAACGATCGGGTTGTTGGTAGGGGTGCCCCAAGGGTTGCCACCGTCAGCGATACCGAGAGCAGTAGCATCGGCAGCATAAGCGGTCCAGTCAGCGTAGCCAAGACCCAGGCTCGTGGCGCTCACAGCTTCGTAGTTGGCGACGGTGCTCACAGCGTCAGCAACGTTCACCTCATAGCTGTTCATCAGGCGGCTCATGGCGTTGCGTGTCTCAATAGCACGCAGATCAACCTGAGCAGGACCTTCACCAGCGTTCTCGATCACTTCTTCGGGAAGTTCCCAAGCGATCACTTCTTGTTGCAGAGCGTAAGCGTCGGTATCGAAGCGGCTCTGAACAGCAGGAATGTTGGATCCGTATGCGCGACGATAGTCTTGGATAGCAAAAGCTTCCTTGCCGAAGCGCAGGATCTTACCAGCCCGAGTGGGGGTGTCCACCACGGGAGCGATGAAGTTAGCAATGCTGGTCTCGGGCAGCATGAAGCCCTGAGCCAGTGTAGTCAGAATAGGATCGACACCACCGTAGGTGTCCCTTAGATTCATCATGGACTTTAAGTCTCCTTCTGCAGAAGGTTAGAGACGATCTTGGACTTACACGGAAGTGACCGAAGCCAAGATCGAAGTTTACGTATAAGATTAGATCAGCTGAAGCTCACGAGAGCATATTGCTCACCGCCAATGTTCAGCACGTCACGAATGATCGGAGTGGTGCCGTTCACGGTCACAGCGGTGGAGCCGACAGTGCCGGCGTCAGAAGCGATACCACCGGCAATCACTTCCAGAGCGGTACCGATGTCATTGGTGCCCAGAGTGCCGTCGGCGTCAACCAGCAGGAGGCCGGAAGTAGCCACGGTCAGAAGACGCACTTCATCGGTAGCGAAACCGGTAGGAGGCACGTTATCGTTCACGGTGTACTGAGCCACGCCGATGGCGGCACCACCATTGGACTGCTCAACGAGCAGGGGAGGATGATCTCCAGGGGCGCCAGTCAGTTCAACGACGCGGAACTGGTTTACGACGGTGCCTTCAGCGACACGGAAGGTTTCGGCGAAGCGGATGTACTGCTTGCCGTATACAGGAGCTGCCATTTTGTATAGAGCTAATGGAATTCAATCGCTTCGAGATTGAAGCGTTCTTGTAACTGATTTACCCGTTACCGATATTCTAAGCGGCACCTACAGCGATCTAGGCACCTGCAACGGGTTCCTGGTACGGGGAGGCCACCAATTGGTTGCCATCCCGCGGCGTCATAGTCGAGGCAATCACGACAGACTCGCTTATCTCGTCTGGCGATGCGTCGCATCTCGCTTGCGCCTAATTCTTGACGGCGGGCCATCTCTCCCGCGTTGAACCAACGGTAAGCCGGGGTGACAAGATACCGGTCTAATCTTGTTTGAACCCCGGACCAACTCGCTGGAATTGACTTGCCCGGTTTGGCATCGAGACTGTCCTCTGGAATGATCCCAAGGATATCGTCTTCGATCTCGTCCGCTGTGGCGAAATCTACCTTACCGTACTCAATTTTACCCTCGGACAAAGCTTTCTCAATATCTTCGAAGAACCTCCAAAGATACTGCATCTGACCCATTGCCTCGGCGTAAGCTGCGTCGGATAATTCCGTTCGTTTGCCACGTCCGAGGTGAGTTGCGGCGAGGGACGAGATTAAAGTGTCCTCCGCCGCTGCACGCTTAAATTCAGCGAGGGTGATCTTGGTGTTTGCGAGTTTACGGGAGAGTGCTTGGGCTCTCCCGCTCATCTCTTCCTCGAGTTTTTCGAGGGTCTTGGCTGAATCGGCCAGATTCTCGGCGCGTTCGATATAATCGCTTTTGCGCCTAGCCGCCTGACCGATGAAGGTCAGAAGTTCCACAGGATCAGGCGGAGAAGAGAACTTGCTTCAGGGCTTCGGTGTAGTCGATGTTCTCCTCTTTGGAGAGTTTCACTGCACGCTCGTGAGGATTAAGGTCCTCTTCACGAACGACAGGCTCGCCACCAGCTACTTCGGAGTAGCATACTTGAGAAGGCAGACCCTCCAGGATCTTCATCAGCGGAGTAGCTGCGGTTTCACCCTCAGCAAACTCCAGAGTGCCATACTCGAGTCCCTCGAGATACTCAACCAGATCGTCTTGAGCGACGATCGCATCGGTAAGTTTGCCTGACTCGTACAGTCCCTCAGCAAATTGCTCGAGACGCATACGATTTGCTTGACGCTCAGCGTACTCGGCCTGCTCACGAAGACGAGCGTTAGCGGCTTCCAGCTCCTCGAGACGTGCCATCATCTGGGCGATAGGATCGCTCTCGGAGTGGTTGATCTCCATCACGCGGACTTTACCGCCCTTGATCTGCTTGCCGCCACCCTTGGGTGACCCGAGAGTCATGTACTTACCGGGATAGCCCTGAATCTCAGCATGCTTGCCGGTCATCTTGCGGTCCTCATCCTGACCAGAGGATTGACCCTTGTAGGAGTCCTCGTAGTTCTTGGACATCTCGCCGCCGTCGCCACCCTTGGCAGAATCCTGACCCTTACCGTTGGGGAATCCCTTGATCTCAGGGGCAGTTCCCTTCATGCCACGGTCAGTTTCGCCTTCGACTCCGGCTTTGCCGAGTTCGCCACGACCTGACTGGTCGTTGTAAGGATCTTGAGCCTTACGTCCCTTCAGACCATCCTTACCGCGCTTGGGCTCAGTGGCCTTATCGACGTACTTGTTGTTGTCGGTCTCGACATGCTGCTCATCATCATCCTCGAGGTCCTCCTCGTCGGCTTCCTCGTAACCGAGGTTGATGCCCTTTGAGGTGGAACGAGTACGAACGAGCCCGCCAGGACCGCCTTCGGTTTCCTTGGCTCCGACATCGGAAGCGTTCAGGTGATCGGTACCGCGCTTCTTCTTGTTGGCTTCGAAAGTAGGCTCTTCGTACTTCTTGTCATCATCCTCGCACTCGGGATCACAAGCGCCCGACTTTGGATTCTTCTTGACTTTAGAAGCCTCGGGACCTTCACCGTCGACAGTCTCAGGAGACATATCAGACATTCCCTTTGGAGCGGGAGCCTTCAGACCCTTGACCTTTCCGTCGTGCTCGGCGGTAGCTTCACCGTGCTCGGTGGAATCAGTTTCTTCGTAGTTCATTTTCTTGCCTTTAGATCCGCAAGACATGTAGTTCATGTCCTTCTCGCCCATAGCCTCGTCTTCGGAAATACCTTTAGACTTAGCCATCTTTTTGGCGGCTTGCTTCTTCAGAGGCTCGGGGAGATTCTTGCCTTCCATTTCGGCAGACTTTACGGAATCCTCATCCTCCTCATCCTCGTCATCACCCTCGTGGCCCATCTTGCCACCGGACATTGACTTTTTAGAAGTCTTGGCCATCATGCCCATGTGGGACACTTTGCCTTCGCCGAATTGTTCCTCTTCGGCGGTTACTTCTTCAATTTGGGGAGCTTCGAGCTGTTGCTCAGCGCCCTTTTCTTCTTCGATCATCTGAGAGCGTGCCTCATCGAGTTTTTCTTTAAGGATCTCAAGCGGACCAAGATCACGCTTGAGAGTGGGACCAAGCTCCTCATCGAACACTTGATCAGGAGTGAGAGTTACTGCGAAGTCAAGGACTCCGTCAGAGTTCTCTTCGTAGGCGAAGCCTTTTAGTCCTTTAACTGCAGGTGGTTGGGCTCCTAATAGAGCAACGTGACGGAGCGACCACTTGCCCGGCTCCGGATTGATTTTTGAGTCAGGAGAGTAGAACGATGCGCTAACTTTTTTGTAGAGACCATTCTTGATGTACTCCTCTGCTAGCGGAGAGAAATCAATCTCCGCGAAGAGCTCATCGCCTTTCACTTTGACTCCCTTGACCCACCCCCATGAAGGAACTTTATCGTTGTCTTCATGACCGATGCGGATTGGCGCCTCATGAACTTCAGGTCGGTAGGAATCCACGATTTGCTGAAGATCGTTTTTAGTGAATTCTCTCGTGATGCCCTGGGCTGAGGTTTGTTTCCCAGCCTTAAAAATGTGTACTTCCTTAATCATTTTAATCAAGCTGGGAAGCCCCTAAGGTTTTACCCGGTTGTAGGTCAAAGTTCATCAATTATTTTTCTGAGCTGTTCGTCTTCGGTCTCAGCCTCAGCAGTCGGCGATTGTTCTAAATCAGAAAGTAGTTCATCTAATTCAGCATCATCGTCTTCCTCTTCGGGGGGAGTTGATTCTAATTGACCTTCGAGTTCCGCAATCTCAGCATCAAGATCTTCATCAGTCATCTCCTCGCTTGCTGCTTCTGCCTCTGGTGCTACTTCCTCAGTTGGCACTGCCATTTCAGCTCCAGGCTGAACCTCCTCACCCTCTTCGAGCTCCACTTTGTATGTTGTCTCGATCCACTCTTTGGTCGGACGATATCCTACTTGAGAGATGAGAATACTTACGTCACTCATCGTGAGTTTGCTACCTTCCTCGACTCGGAAGTCACGTCTCACCTTAGGAGCGACAACATTCGTGCCGTAGTTTAGATCAACGATCCAGCGGACAAGAGTTTCGTTTAATGTCTCACAGAGTAGTTCGGCAAGTTCTTTTGCCCGCACTTCTCGAACTTGAAGAGCAACTTCAGAGGATGCACGAGATCCCGCGTCGGCATTTCCGGTTTCATCTTCGCCGGAAATAAGCATATTGATTTCGCGGATCAGTGACTCACGCAATTGAGTGAATGTGTCAGGTGATCCCTGGGGATTCACGAACTCAAGGTCATATCCCTCTGGGAGGATGAGTGCGGTTTCCTGAGAGAGATTGACGAGGTGATTGTAGAGAGTGTCAATTTCTTGCGTTGTTGCCGCAAGTGGAGCTTTGGCGACTGCCGTGGGATTAGCGTAGCGGTCGCTATAAAGCAACTGCGACTCAAGCGCACGGCGCTTAAACTTAACGATCGGGTAGAGTGTCCGGCCTAATCCACAACCGTACGGGTCACCGTTGGACTGTGTCCAGTAACGGAACACAATAAACTTACGAGCGGGAAGGTCCTCACCGACGAGAGTGTTGGCGTACGTCACCATCTTCATCGAGAAGCCCATGTCCGCCTTCTCGTCTACCGCGAAGAGAAAGCGCCGAGGGTCTCTTGGTCGCACATCGTAAGCCTTCACACCGGCCGGCGTGCGGCGCCACATGATCTCACCAACTGAGAATCCGACGATGTATGCCTCAAGCATCGCGCGGAAGATCTCATCCATGGGGAGATCTTTTAGTTGTTCTTCAACGAAATCCTTTATCGCAATATCGCCAGCAAGATCGGAAGCGGGATCAACAACTAAGTCACGCGATGTAATTTCCTGGATCACCTTCATCCAAGCTGCTTGAACGTTTGGATCAAACAGCAGACGCTGATAAACGATGAGGGCCGAGATGCCGCCCTTTTGGATTAGGAGGTCATCGTTCGGACGAACTACAAGATTATTCGGTGACTGGTCGTTAAAGAGTCCCGGATAGTATCCGTAGATCGTCTGTCTTGCGTACGGGTTTGTCGCGTATTGAGCAATATCCCCCTTGGGAATTGGCGGAATATCGAATCTCTTTGCCATCAGACCACCAGGGAGAGTGAAAGCGGAGGTTGAAGTGTTCCCCGCACCGAATACAAAATGTTCACGGCATAGATGCCGTTATCCCCACCCGTCCAAGATCCTTTGACGGATAGATCATCAATGCCGCCGACTTGCTCTAAAATCGCTTCGGATATCTTAGAGTCGATAGCGGCGGGATTCATTGTCTCAAAGATATTATCGGGCAATCCGTAATCAGCCCGCATGATGCGCTCAAATGGTCGTGTCTCGAGCACTGAAATTATCTGTTGCTCAACAATCGCCTCATCTTCGGCTAGCACTAATTGACCGTTGCTAACCTGTAGCGGATAAAGAAGCCCGCGAACGCTGGTCATCGAGCGACGTACCTTTTGACAATTTCTGCGTTAATGCGCCTAACCGCTGTCTCCCAGTTCTTTGGTCTTGCGGTTGAGATCCTATTAGCTTCCGTGCGTAACGCGTCGAGCGGAAGGTTAGCGTATGAGCTGGGATCGATTTCAACGGAAGTGCTGGTTAAACCATTCACTTCCAGTCCAGTTTCGATAAGGCTGGAGCAGAAAGCCCCAAGAAGGACTCCCTGCTCTGCAGCCAATTGTTTTAGACGGGAATGAAGATCTTCCTCGACATCGAATGCCAGGCGTTTTTTGGCCATGTTTGATCGCCGTAACTATCAGAAGATTCCGGAAGCTTGGAGGGCGTCCTGGATTCCACCAATACCAACGCGGATGAGATCCACTTCGATACGCTCGAGAGTTGGAACTGGAACCACGAACACCTTCACGTTGATGAAGCCGTTCTCCAGAGCACCCGGCGGGTTGTTACGCTCGTCGACAACAACCTCGAAGGCTTCAGCCGGAGTAGAACCGAACAGTGCACCGGGGACGTAGAAGCTCTCGTACAGGGTGTTGTAGGCGATTGCACGGATCTGGTTGAAGGTAACTGCGCGACCATCGATAACATCGAAGATCTGACCATCGAAGGCGCTACGCAGCGTACCGAAGATCACGTTCAGGATCACACGGGTGTTCACGAACTGGTACAGAGCCTGCTCGGAATTTCCGCGATTGACGCGAGTACGTGAACCCCACACGAACACGGGACCGTAGGTCTCACCGGTGTCGGGATCAGTGCTGCTGTAGCCAGGAAGCTGACGCAGAGCGTTCAGACCCTGAGGAGTGCTGACTTCCTGCTGAGCGCTTGTGATGGCGATTTCGCAACCGCGAGCACCAGCGAGGCTATACTTAGCTCCAGCCGGAGGAAGCTTGAATCCACCAGCCTCATCGCGATAGCGACGAATAGCAAGACCAGCAACGTAAGGAGTAGGCTGAGTGAAGACTCCTGCATCATTTCTGATGTAAGGAGCGTAGTAAGCCAGGAATCCTTGGGTTGTGCTGTAGAACTGTGACTCGGCGAAGAGGCGAGCATGGCTATCGATACCCTTCTCGATGGCAACCATCTGAGGGATACCAGCGTTATTCACACCGCGGAGTGCTTCGCTCACAAGATCACCGGAGGTGATAGCGTCGAAGTTCCACAAAGTGGTCGGAGTGTCGCCTGAGGGCTCGATGTACTCGATCTCGGTGAAGCCAGCATACAGGGTGGTGTAAGCTTGACCAACTTGCAGGACTGGGTGAGCGTAAGCACCGCGGGCATTGTTAGCCTGGGCACCGGCGCTCAGAGGCACACAGTAGAAGTTGTTCTCGCCGGAGAAGTCCTGTGCAGGATTCAGAGGATAAGCGTCAGCGTCCTCGGTATACTGCCAGGTGTACGGGCTGGAAGTAGAGGTCAGAGTGAACTCCACGCCTGCGCCGTTATTGGTGCCGGTACCGGTGATGTCGACCGGGTTTGCAGCAACAGCATCGGCGGCGGTTTCAGCCAACTGCAGCGTGTTCGCGGTGAGAGCGATCACGTAGTAGACTGTGTTATCCGAGAGACCAGGTGCGAGAACAGCGCCAGTTGCGGTGTTGATCACCACCTCATCGCCAGTCAGATAACCGTGGCTGGAGATAGCGATCTCATCCGACAGGGCGGTGATGTCGCCTGAGGCAACTTGCCACACGGGAACACCAACAGGAGCAGCGCTGTAAGACAGTCGCAGGTCGGAGCTGATGTCGTCGGTGTAAGCAACGCCGTAAGGATCGTTAGAACCTGATGCAATGCTTACGCCAGCTTCGTCCTTCACAGCGGCATTAGCCAGAGTCACATCCAGCTGGTACTTACGACCGCGAATGTAACGGATCAGACCGGAGTCGCTGTACTGACCACCATCGACAGCCACGCTATACTTCTTATAGAAGCGGCGAGCAGTTGAAGTGGTGATAGCGGAGCTGGGGAAGTCAACGAAAGCGTTGGAAGCCAGGTCCGAAGACGAACGAGCGAGGCGGAAGAAGTTGAGGTCAACCTGCTGGGCGTAGAAAGCGGAGGTTGCAGTTGCAGAAGTTCCGCTAAATACGGTGGAAGATGCGGTGACAATGCTACCGTCAAAGTAGATCTTATCAGCGGTGGCCACACCGTGAGCCGAGGAGAAGACCAGGCAATCACCACCAGTTGTCAGTACCGACTGAGCAGCACCACCCTGAGGATTCTTGACAGTCGAGGAGTCAGTACCAGCGGTTCCGATTGTCAGCTCAGTGCCAGCGTTAGCGTTGGCGAGAGACGAAGCCAGCTGAATGGTGTTGTCGTCAACTTTGATGACGAAGTACTGAGTTCCGCTAGCCAGAGTGCCCGGAGCGGCAGCACCGTCGGAAGGAAGCAGATAGTAGTTGATAGCATCGCCAGTGTTGTAACCGTGACCGATCACAGTGATGGCGTTGGTACCAGTGTTGACGTCGGCAGCATTGAAGTACTGCAGAGTCAGACCGCCCTTGACAATCGATTGGGAAGGATCAGTCAGCTGACGAACCAGACCCTTGAAGTCATGCTGGGTGGTGGGAGATTGCAGCGTGCCAGGCAGGTGCAGGGTGTTGAAGGACACCGCATTCACGCCACCATTGGCTTCGATCAGGCTGCTGATCTTGCCCTTGATTTCCACCTCGAATTCCCAAGCGGGATCGGCGTAGGACAGAACCAGAAGTCCGCCACCTTGGGGAGTACCAGCGGTGGTGAAGTTCACAGCTTGATTGATAGCTGCGCGGGTGCTGCTTGTAGCCAGACGGATCTGATTGGCAGCGAGAGTTCCGTCGATGTCGCTAGCGATCACGTAGAACGAACCAATCAGAGGCTCGTTAGTTACGCCAGTGGCAACGTCAGTGTAAAGAGGAGCGGTTGGCAGCGGAGTGTTTTGGAACAGCTCAACACTAACCAGAGTTCCCGAGGGAAGTGCGCTAACAGGCCAATCACTAGCCAGTGTCACCACATCGGTGCCAGTATTGACGCCCGAGTTGCAGGAGACCAGTTGATCATCCTTGAGCGCGCGGCGTGATCCGTCAGCCAGAGACGCATTCACCGAGTTGAGAGCGCTTGCGGCGTCATAGTTAGCAGATGTGAAGCTAAGTGGATTGTTATCAGTCCACTCATAGATCACGTTATCCACAAGGTAGAGTCCGCCTTCTGAGAATCCATTTGAAGGATTAGCAGGGGTGAACTGGCTATATGTGGTGATATCGGTCACGTCAAACGGACCGCAATCAACCAGAGCCATCCACTTGTGGTTCTGATCCGAGCACACTTCCTCCATCGACTGACCGAGGTTCACGCGCTCAGACTGGCTGAACTTACCGAAGCCAGCGGGAGCAATCAGGTATCCCTGAGGAAGACGGGGATCTTCGAATGCGGTGCGAACGCACTGGATCCAGTCGTAAACGGTCTCGTCGGATTCGGAGATGTTCTCGATCGAATAACCGGCAGCAGCCAGAATGAACTGAGCGCCAGTGACTTCGTTGGAGTTGACAACTTCCACAGGGGCATTGAATACGCGACCTGTCAGGTACAGGAATGCACAGTCACTGCAGCCGGAGGTGCCTTCACCCTCATAGCGCACGTAAACGCTAGCGGAAATGTCGCTGTTAGCCTCGATGGCGTCGCGCACAGCGTCGCGAATAGCGCCAGAGATCTCGAGATTGTTAGTGGTGTTGCCGGATACGTAGTCAACAGGGATGATGACGGGCACACCAAGCCATGCACCAGCGCTGTTCTTAACACCAAGCTGGATGCCATTGATGACGAGCTTGATGTAGACTTGATCGCCTTTGCTCAGTTGGCTAGGAGCAGCCACGCCATTGTCCTTATTGGCGCTCGGATCGAAAGCGACCTGGACAATATTGGAAGGAGTGCCAACGCGAACAACACGAAGGTCGCCGACAGTGCACTGCTGGAAGAAAGCCTTAACGCCAAAATATGAATCAAGCTCAGCACCACCAGCAGGAATGGTACCGATTAGGTTCACGTAGTCGTTGAGACTGCCCACGAAGATGGGGCGGTTATATGGGAAACGGGCAACAGATGTCTCTTGAGGTGCCTCAACAACCATGTAGATCGTGTTGAAGCTGGCGACAGACGCGCGAGACGCGATCGCTGACTCATAGATAAATGTTCCCGGCGCGCCGCCGCGGGCGCCTCCAAGGGAAATAGTAGCCATTTAGAGTTTAACTCCTTCTTTAGATGTTGAGAGAGCTGAGGGCTTCGGACTGTCCCACCGTGGTCTCCGTGGAGGTCTCTCAACCACGCTGAGTATCGGCTTTCGCTTGTGGCGAGTCTAAGCCGTACCCGTTCATTCTGTCCTTCTCGAGGATCGCATAAGCCGTGTATTCTGAGAGTCTCTCAGCGTACTCGGGCAAACTTGTCCATGGGAAGATAGCGGTCGCAATGTCCTGTTGTTCGGGATTTGGGTTGGATCCACCTGAAAGATTCAGAGCAGTGCTCAGTTGATTGAGAGTTCCCGGGGATCCCGCTGCGTCGCTCGAGCCGGTTTTACCCAGGATCCCGTCAGGCCCTGTGATAAACACTGGAACCGTGGAAGCCGGATTCGTTCGAATATCAAACCCGGGATTCAGGTCGATGAGGCGCCGAAACTCTCGCGAATCGCCGTAATATGCGTAAGCGAGCTTATTCCAACTGTCGCCTGTTTGCCAGACGCGTACTTTTCCTGCCATTAAAAGCGAAGGGTCTTGCCCTTGAGAATTGCCTTTTTAGCGACCATCGTCATCTTCGGCATCGATGATTGCGGAACACCAAGCCAAGGGCGAGCCGCCATTCGACTTGTTCCGGTCATATGGAACGGACCATACGACGTCGTTTTAGTGGAGAAGACTCCCGCGCCAACGGCACGGATCTTCACCATATCCTGCATCTTACCGCTCTTCCTGAGGATGGGCCACCCACCGGTGGGTTGCTTCCGAGGTTTCCAGCCCTGACCCGTCTGCGGATCTCTTTCTCTCGACCAGGCTTCCTCATTATCCTGCTGAAGGACATCAGCGATAGGGCTCTTTGAAGATGCCCACCAGTTCTCGTTAAAAAGTTGGACGGAACCTTTGAACTTAAAGGTCACTTTTTCCTCCGTGCTGCTCGTTTCGTCTCCTCTTTTTGTTTCTCGACAAAGTCGGAGAGAATCCTTGCCATGAGAAGTATTTTAGAGACCGGTTGTTGTTCCAACCAATCGATGGATGCATCCCACCTTTGCTTACAAAAGTGAAATGCCATCTCGAGCCATTGCTCCACTTTCATCACCTTCTCTTCGAGAACGTTCTTCGCCATCCACTGTCCGAGCGGGGCTACATATCTCGAAGGGATCGTTTCTAGATCCTGCTCGGTCATGCCGCTCAATCGCATGATCACAAGCAACACAAGGTGGTTTGTGGTGATGTCGGGGAAATCGTTTTCGATCAGGTTGAAGAAATAGAAATCCTTCGGGATGATCTCACGAATTATAAGAGTCGTTCCATTCGCGAGAGTGACCTCATAGGAGAAGTCCTCTCGCGGGACGACTATCAGTCGTTTGGGTCCTCGTCCTCGTCAGTGCCGCCGGCTTTACCGAGCAATTCAGTCACCTTGCGAAGATCCTTCATCTTGAGTTTTTGCAACTCATCGTAGGTGATCTTGCCTGACCCTGTGGAGAGCCGAGCGACGAGTTTTAGCGAACGCTCCATATCTCCGGCGGTGTTTAGCTTCTCGATGAAAAGCAGATCGCTCGCTGTCATCTCTCGGAGAATGACATCGCGGCCATTCGAGAGAGTCGTGAAGAATGTGGAGTCAGCGTCTTCGAAAGAGTTTTGCGTTTGAATTGCAGCACCCTGAGCCATTTCCTCAGGAGACTTTCGCATGACACGAACGCCGGGTTTAGGTGTTTCTTCCATGAAAGTGTGTTTCGAGTTACCTCTATCGTAATTTTTTACCCCGTTAGTTAACTGCGATCTTAATCGCGGGATGCGGGTCGTAATCAGTTAGCTCAAAGTCCTCAAGATTTACATCTGAGAGGCTTCCAGGGCAACGGGTGAGGCGAACTTGACACTCAGGCTTAGGCTCTCGGTCAAGCATCTCATCGACAATATCATAGCAATTTTGGTAGATATGCGAGTTAGCGCTTGGCATGTACACGAAACGAGCAGCCTTACCGCTTCTCATCGCTACAATCTTGAGAATCAAGGCGTAGCGGGCAATATCCAGCGGGAACCCGACAACCATATCGTTAGACCGGGCGGGCACCATCAGATCCAACCAGCCATCCACCGATGGGGCAAACTGCATCGCAATGTGACAGGGTGGGCACGCTGGATCGATCGCAGTCGGATTGTGAGTGATGACAGTGCCTTGACGGGTGTTAGGTTGCTCAATGAGTTTGACGATCACATCTTTGAGCTGATCGATAGACCTGTCAGTAACGAGTCGCTCGTTAGGCATCTCGTATCCCGGTGATGATGGTGGCCACTGGCGCCACTGCCGACAGTAAGCGGAGGCACCCAGCTCACCGTTCTCATCGGCGAGAAAATCCCAGAAGTGCTTAGCGGGACCAAGAGCTTCGACGTTGGTGTTGAACCCGATGTCAAACTTTAGTTCCCGAAGGATATTCATCCATGGCATCTTCCGAAGGCGGGTGAGCGGGAATCCAACACGAAGATCAACCTTCGCTGAACAACCGAAGAGCGCGCGAGTCTCGCCATTCCTACCGACGAACTTCTCGCCGTTAGTCATGATTTCATAGAGATACTCGCTGTAGATATAGTCCCAATTATCATGCTTAATCGCGTAATCACCGGCATGAAGAACGTGACCAAGCTGTGTTTTTGCTTCCAAACTTTGTAGTCTCATCCGTAAACCTTCTTGAGTGTTTCCTCGTAATACTTTTCAAACTCTAAATCAGAAAATCCCGGCGGCAACTGAACATATAGTTGTGCCGCCGTTCGTATACTTTCCTGTGCCATCGATCGCATTCCGTGATCATATCGATAGTTGGCGTCATCCACCCACTCTCGACAGTATTCAAGCATGAAGTTAGGATCGCGTGGCATAGGAAATGGCATCAGGATTTACGTAGAGCTTCGCGACAGTTGGCAAGTGCCGCCCGTCCATTGGTATCTTGATTGTGGATCTGATAGTTCGGGAACATCGTAATGTTCTCGTAGAAGTTAAGGAGCTGCTGAGTATAGATCTCGTGCTCCTGCATGCGTGCGATGTACTGGTCGCGGATGTACCATAGAGCGGCGCCAGGCTCCTCCTCTCGGATCTCCTCAAGGTGCAGGGGAGCTGACCAATACCATGGGCGAAAGACGCCAAGGTGAACCACAGAGTCCACAGCCTCGGATGTCTCGATCTCCAGGTCAATGATGTCCTCGAAATGTCCGGCATTGTGGCGGCGGTGCTGCTCAAGAATATAGCTGCATGGGTATGCCCTATCGAAGATCGCATAAGGTTTCTTAGACCACCTCCAGTCCTGAAGAGTGTCCCGGTACATGTCAAAGATATTGTCGTTATGCTTTGGCGGAGGACCGTGGTGAGCTACGAACGTATTGTCCACTCCTAGCTCCTGAGCCATGGAATCAATGAGAGTTGACTTACCAACTCGGTCTGGACCAGAAACGATGATTAGCATTGACATGTTGATTAACGAGAGGTGACAAAGGATCCGATGGTTGCGTCGTCATGGTAGTCGAGGTTGAGAACAACATCAACAGAGCTTAGCATTCGGCGCTCCTTGTGATCGAAGAAAGTGATCGAGACGTACGGTCTATTATTAGCCAGAAGCGTTAGATTGTAAAATTGTGCCTTTTTCTTGCTCATTGGTCAGAGTTCCTTAGGTCGAGAGAGAGTTGGAGCGGGTGTGACGGCGTGCACTGAACTTTGTCAAGCAAGAACTTTTTCATCGTTTCCTGATCGACTTCGGCTAACGAGCATGCTTGAATAAGGTTGCATCTTCCACGATATAGGGCGTCGATGGCACGTTCGAGTTTAGTCAAAGCAACCCCTTCGCAACCATATCCGCTCGAGTCTTAAGCTTCTTCACCCACCCGAGCTCCGCCATTTGAGCCATCGAATACTCATTGCCGTCGGGTTCATCGGCACCCTCGGGATTTGAGGGTGTCACAGTACACTCTCGAACTGATTTACGAAGCCGATCATCGATTGCCACGGAAGAGAAGAATGCCCGGCTTAGCGGCACATCATTCATCTTTACGCTTGCTTGGAAGCGTGCCCAGGAGTAGAGGTGAGCCATCTGGAATAATACAGCAAAGCTCTCAGCGTACTTCTCCGGGACCATGAACCATGTCTCGTCGTGAATCGAGAGGATGAACTGAGCGGGAATCTTGAACCTACGAGCCAACCAATGTGAGGCGGTAAGGATCACGGCAAGCATCTCAGCGCCGGACGATTGAATAGTCCAGTTGATCCGACCGGTGTGGAAGTCATCGCCTACTGCCGCAGGGCGGAGTGCAGTTGAGATCTTGGTTCCGAGACAGGGAAGCGTAGGAATCTTCGTGCGAAGGGCGATACCTTCCATGTAGTTATAGCAGCCGCTGTCACTCCCTCCCTCATAGTGACCATCGGGAGTCTTCTGACCCTTCTTGAATGAGAGCGCTCGGTTACCGAACTGACGGAGTTCAGCTGCGGACCGGTCCTTGTAAGTCTTCTTGATGGTATTAGCGATGGTGCGAACACCCGCGCCGTATAGCATTGCGAAGCCCACGCCCTTAGCAACATCACGGTTGGTGTTAATTGCCTTAGCGAGCTTGGTGTGGGCATCCGTTCCCTTTTCCTTCGATCCGGACAGCACCGTGTGAGCCATTGGCGATGCACCGATGAATCCTCCCTCCCAGGCATCCGCGTAGATGCTAGCGATCTGAAGTTCCTGACCGTCGAAGTCAGCACCAACGATCTTCCAGCCAGGAGGGCACTGAATACGAGTCTTAAGCTCGGTGCCAATCCGATGCTTCTTGGTAGAACACATCGTAACCATCAGGCTCTCCACAGTTCGGCGAGTCACCGTGCCGTGAGCGATGATCTCCGGCATCATCATATACCAACTCTTCCCGTACGGATTTTCCACATCCATGAAGATTCGGTCATGAACACGCTTACGCACTGACGTCCAATACGATGTGGCATTTGCAATATCAAGCGCCCTTCGCGCCTCGGGAAGGTCACTGCTCAGACGACCATTCTCCATATCGACTAGAAAGTCTTTCGACAGGAGAATACCAACATTGTCGCCATTGCCTTTCGGGTGCGGAATCTTCTCCAGCTTTCCTTCCTCGGTGCGGAAGCACCAGCCCTTGCTCTTTGTGAGTTGAATCGGTGTGTCTTCCCACTTCAGCTTAAGCAGAAGGTGAGAGACCTGGGCTTTGGTCGTGATCCGCTCTGAAGTATCCGCCAGATACTTACTCGCCCACTTTGGCATGTAGGCATACTTCCCGGCATATCCACGTGGAGTCCAATCAAGTTGGCTCATCCATGGATCCTTCCGAACCCAGGCATCAGCGTGATGAGTCCAATTAAACACCGCGTTCTTATCCAGACCTTTGAGAACGTCAGTGATCTTCACGACTTTCTTCTTCTCGAGTCCGGCTGCGGCGATGATGTCAGCTCGGTCTTCGCCATCCAGTGCAGATTGTACGGCGGCAATATCCTTCTCGAGCTCTACACGCCATTCATCCACGTACTTCTGAATCAACTCGTGACAGATGTCAGACATCTCACGGTTGTACTTCGCGAAGACTTTCTCCACCTGATCGATCCATTGCGGCCAATCCGTGGAGACAGGAATACGTGATCCATTGAGGAACATGTGGCCCGCGAGTGCTACCTTCGAAGGAGTTGACTCGAGGTACTTACGCCACAGAGCCTGGAACAACTCGGATGTGTAGAAGGCGTCAAGCATTGCGTACTCGAGAAGATCACGGCGATTAGCCAACTGATGCATCTCGGTTGCCTTCACGAACACATCCCGGATGTCCTTATCAGCATCCTCCATGAAGTGGACTTCCTCGCCAAAGTACTCACGCACGGCCGCGACGTGGAAGTTATACACATTCACTAGGGAGTTTGTCGCACCCTCGGTTGCCCATCGTGGACGGAAGCGGAGCTTCTTCTTTTCCTCCTCCGTGAGGGAGTCTGGATCCTTCCCGGCAAGGACGTAAAGCCACCGTTGACCCGACGCAAGACCCGAGACAGCAATGTGCGCCGAGAGCGTGTCGAAGTAGAAATTCTCAGGCTCCGTTTTATCAAGCGTGTAGCCGTCACGAGCGCGAACGCGGTCATAGGAAATGTTATGACCGACAATGAAGTTCCCATCACCAAGTGGGATAAGGTCATGTTGAGTCCATTCATCGACAGGCAGAGAGGGATCACACATCTCGGCGGCTAGCCAAATGTACGATGCTTCCTCCGACAAGGCAGTGCCAATAACCGGGAATGCGCCTCCAGTAACGAAGGTCTCCGTATCGAACGTGAATGCTTTTTCGAGAGGATACGGGACTTTCTCAGTGACCCACTTGTTGTTTACGAACGTATAGCGAGTCCACCCAGGCTGAAAGATGAAATCATCGTAGCCAGGGATCTTTGGAAGTTTTGCGGTGGAGAATTGGTCAGCGTATGACTTATAGTCATCGACGAACTCCCCAGCCATAGCCTCAAAGTGAGACTCAATGTTTCCACCAATTAGTTCAGGAAATGGCAAGTCACCATCATACATCCCATCCGGATAGTCTACCGGCACGGGGATGTCAAACCTACTAAGAAGCCGCCTCGACCGTTCGAGCATGAAGCTCTTAGGTACGGGGCGGCTGGCGGAACCGAAGAGCTTTTTATGGAGATCGTTGTTGAGTACAGGATAACCTTGCTCATTCAAGTTCATAGACGTTACCATCTGATAAGTTTTTGTTCGCATCTATTATATCAGGCGAGGGCTGGTTGTAAAGTATCACGAAGTTCGTCAGCGATCTCGCAGGCTTGCTCCATTAGGAGATCGCCTTCTTCGTACATCTCATCATAGTACAGGTCCTGCGCTCGTTCCACAAGGTAGTGAATACGATCCACAGCGAGGTCGCGGTAGTCCATCTGTGCTTGCGTTGTACAGAAATATCATACTACGCCAAGGGACGGTCTAGGTGCCTCAGTAGACAGTTAGAAAACTGTCCCTTGATTCGTAGATTTTACGACAATGCTCAACGTCACTCATTGCCTGTTCTAAGGTCAGAGCGTTGCCATGAAAAACTTTGTACTCGGAAGCGCTAAAAGTGAGCACCCACCTGAACTGATCTACGTGCTCACTCCACCAAATCCGAAGGACTGGTTCGATCTCGCGATCCTCCCCGAAGTGCGTATCCGGAGTCGCGGCGCCAGTTGTATCCATTCGAGAGATTGACGGAGTCTTCAGGTGGAACATCCCAGAGTGTTTTACCTATTGTGTCATCATTTAACCCGATCTTAAAATTATCATCGAGTTCATGCAGAAAGTCGTGGTCGGCGTTCCACTTACGGTGAAGACGCACCCTCCACTTCATATATTCAGTTTGGACACGTTTAGTTCTCTTCGTCTGCCATTGCATGTAGAGAGTTTCTAGGGCATCGATGAGGCCGTAACCAGCCTTCATCTTGAGATGCCCGAGCTTTTTATTCTCAGCGATCGTGTCAATCGCCCAGTTTTCTAGATTCCGAATGTCATTCATAGGGGATCGAGGCGAGTTTGTATCGCGTTCTTATCTAATTCTGGTATCCCAGAAGATTCGCGAATCTCGTCGCGGTACCGAGTGACTGTTTCCATGCCGTCAAAGATCAGCGGGAATGACAGTGCCCGATTTGCAGGGAAATCTCGCCAGGCGATCATCTCCTGCTGGGAGAAAGCCTCGAAATCATCCCACTCCGGATTGCGATACTCATAGATCAGCGGCAGCGCGTCATTCAACCACCACTCCACGACAGCGGGTTGATATCGATGCCAGACATCCGGGTCGATGAGGGAACGTTCGCAGGTTTGGCGAAGGTGCCTGACCCACTCCCGTCCGCGCCTGACAACCTCTAATGCGCTAGTTGGCACAGTGTCAAGTAAGTATCCTTCAGGACCATTCATCACCTGCTCGTAGACTACGGGGAACAGAATCGACTGAGACACAAGTTCAAAGTCGGGAGCTGTATCGCCGCTCGTAGACCAATTCGAGATGCTGAATAAAATCGCATCGAAGATAGCGAAGGTTCGGCCACGGGCAACTGCCATAAGATCAACATCCGCCCGCGCTTGTCCTCCACCGTTCGCGACAAGTTTCTCGAGCTCTTTGATGCGGCGCTCCGCTCTCCGAAGCTCAGTGTTCGCTCCTCGCTCGCACTGCTTCTTGTAAGCGGCAATGGCGATCATGATACGCTCCTGCGACTCATCAAGCTTATCAGCAGCTTCCTCAAGCTTTCTGATTTTTACTTGGATCTCCGACTCAAGTTTTTTGATTTGATTCGAGAGAGCGTTCTTGCGCCCAATGAATCGTGTGAGTTCATAGTCGAGCATCGTTGGATTCTTCGTTGTTTGGTCTATTATGGCAGATTCAGCTCAGTTGCTGCTACCAGGATGCACTCTCTCCGAGCCCAACACCTTTGTCGATAGTACCGATACCTTTCTTCGAACTGCTGTTCGAGGTTTAGGCGTCTCGCTGATTCTAAAAAGTGGTGGTAGAGGCCGTCCAATTCGCCAGCCCGCATGATACCTCTCCAGAAATTTAACTAAGGCTTTGTCGTTAATCTCGTGTGGCTTAGGACGGTCGCCCTTAACAAAAACTCTCCACGAATCGTAAGCGTACTGCCCACAACCGTAGAGATCCCGAGCATTCTTGTGGTCCCACACTAAATACTCCGATGACATTCGCCGAAGGCGTTTAGCCTTCATGTTCGAAAAACCCTGCGGTTTCAATAACTCCTCAAGAGAAGTATCGGAAACGGAAAGGGCTGAGGCAGTCGGCCACTTTTCGAATAGCCTCCACAGCATATCGTCCCAAGCGGCGGTACGCTTGCTTTGATTTAATAAGATTGCCGCGACGAGAATATGCCACTCCGTGGGAAGTTGCTCTTGAATGAGCCAACCATCCCGAGTATAGGGAGCGGGAGTTTCGGAGAAAAACATCAGGTCTCGGGTGGTTTGGTCGAGTATCAAATTTGCTCCTTCTCATTGTATCCTACGGATCGACGCTTTTAGCTGATCGGTGGACAGATCGACAACTTCCACACGGAAGTCATAGAGTTTCTCGGGGTCAGACATCAGGTGAAACTGCCCGCTAAAGCAATCATTGTCGACGTCGCGAAGGAACTCATTTGCGGGAGTAGGAGGTTCGCACAGGGCGATATCTCCAGCCACCTCAGGAGCCGCCTCCTCAATAGCACGAATCAAACGAGCGTTGATCGTAGACGTGATAGCGAACTCCTCCTCAGTCCGGATCGCCGAATAGTATTCCTCCGCGCCATCAATCGAACTCGCAGTGGGATGGAGCTCAACGGCATTCCCGTCCGGAAGAATGATTTGTAACACATCCTCAGCTTCAGGTTTCAGTCGAAAACAAACTTCGGGCGCATTGAATGCCACGTCCTCAGGATCTTCCTCATTGAGAATGTCATTCTCGATCAGATCGTAGAAGGCGCTGGCAATTGTTTCCCAGTCCGGTCCCTCGAACTCTTTCGCGATCGCCATGAAGACTCGTGGATTTGCCAGCAATCGACTGACGGGATAGATGATCTGCTTTGTCTCCATTGGACCCAAGTGGACTCCTATTGTAATTTTACTCAGATTTGCCAGAAGTAACGACTTCCCGAAAGGCGACCCCGGTCACTATGCCAGTGGCATATGAACCTGTGTCGATCCGGAGAACTTTTCCTGTCGGAGTGTCGTACTGTAGTGGTTCGCCATGGCGACAGATAGTGTGACCATGCACCGTCAGGTGATTTTGCGAGAATCCCTGAATGTCCCGGCCCCAGTAGAGAGTCTCTGGGTCTTGTTGATTGAGACTGACGCCGGGAGCTACCGATCCGTGCGTCACGAGTAAGTCGAGTTTCTCGCCGTCCCACTCAATCTTTGTCGGGTGCTCATAGTATAGCGGCAGCCCGCTCAGCCACTCCCAACGGTCAGTGTCAGAGATGAATAGAAAGTCGTCAAGACGGCCGCCATTTTGACGCCACAGACGGAAATCATCTCCATTACGGGCATCAACAATCATTCTCTCGTGGTTGCCCATGAGGCAGATTGCGCTTCTGATCCCCCACTTCTCGGGTTCAGTACACATCGAGTGCACGATAGTGACTACGGACTTGAAGTGAGTGCCGCGATCGACTAGGTCGCCTACGAATACGACTTGACAGTTGGTATTGATTATCTCTATCAGCAGTTCTCGCAGTGCCTGCGCGCACCCGTGAATGTCGCCGATGACAACCACTGAGTGTTCATCAAGTTCGTGGTCAGAAAATAAAACACCCCGCTGTTTAGGCGGGGACTTAGTAGCGTTAAGCATGCGTGGTCACGTGGTTTCTCTGTAGATAGCTCAATTATACATCGAATTCGAGCTCTCTGATATCAAAGTGGACACTTATCGAACTGGCACAATAGGATTGCCTTTGCCTTCCAAACTCTCGGCCATTAGATACGACCACTCCTCCAGCTCTTCAGTAGTCATACAGGAAACACCTATGTCGTTCATTCGACTATAGAGTTCCTGCATGCGATCATCCATTGACTCAACCGCCGATCTTGAGGCGTGTACCGTCAGCTTTCTTAAGCTCATATGCAAGCCTCAACGACGTTTCTTCCGCGAGACTTCTTACCTCTCCGATCGTATCACCGTGCGGATCTGTTACCTTTATCACGTAGAAAGTCGTGTTTGTTGTGGCATCGGCCCAAAACTCAAACTTGTATCCGGTCATTGGGGTTGGTATCCCTGCACCGTCATTTCGAAGGCGAGACGCCTTAGGTCATCGGGAGTCATATATTCTAGCCCATTTTTCTCCATCACATCCGCTGTGCCTTTCAGGTACGTGATAATTGCGTCAAACATGGACTTAGTGATGTGTTCTTCGAGTAGCCTCTCGAACTCTTCTTGTGTAAACCCGGGCGGTACACCTATCTCCATCACTTATTCATCTGCAAAGTGGGCACAGGCATCCCACCTTCAGTGGGAACGTAGATCGTTACGTTACCTTTATTGGCACCTTCTTCCAGCCCGGTGATGTATAGATACTGAAGATACTCACGGTTGTCTTTCAGTGAATCACCGATGATTTGGTTAGCTTTTGCAACACCCGTGGCGCGAATGATCTCGGCATCGGCGAGTTGTTGAGCAGAATCCTTCTTGGCTTGCGCTTCCAGAACTGCAACCTGACGGGTGTATTCTGCTTTTTGTAGCTCTGCCTTACCAGCAAGAGACTGTTGCCAGACGTTGTATTGCGGACCGCCGATGAATACGATGGCAGCAAATATGCCTATACCGAGTGCAAGAGCGGCGATACCGGGGTCAATAAATCCGTTTTGTTGTTTCATCTAATCCTGAGGATTGTTTCTTACGAGTAGATAATGGAAGTAGGCGGCGAAGAATGAACTTACTAGCCAAAGACCGAAAAAGGTAGTCATTCCCAGAATCGGTCTCCAAGACCGAGCGCAGCGACCATCGTGGTGTAGTCTCCCTCAGACCTGTAGTCGGAGGCTTTCCATCGGTAGAAAGCACACCGATAGACATCTCCCCATAACTGTTGTTTTCTGGTCATTTGGAAGTGGTCGACGGCGTAGAGTGCCTTGTGAATAGTGTCCATCAGAGGTCTAAATCAACATATGAGAGTTCGCCGAGACCAATATATTCTACGCCCTTAAACACCGTGTGGTGATCGATGTGCCAATGTCCGTGAATCCAGAGATCCGGTTTGTGCACATGCAGGAGATTGTCGAAGAATTGGCGTGTGATACTTGGAATGTCGTACTTATACGCGCCCCGCGTCTTCAATATGTGATTCACCATATCTTCCGGAGCGTCGTGAGAAACGACGATAGACGGTCTCGCTTCCTCGTACGTCTGAATGAGTTGGAGGAATTCAGAGTAGTTGAGCTCCTCATCCGCCCACCAATCCCATCCTTCCGTACGAAGGTGCGTATCGATCGACTTAGCTCCTCCGATGCAGAAGATACTCTCATCAATAAGCGACCCATCCGCGATCCAATACGGGTGATCACGGCACTGCTTGGGGTTATCATGGTTTCCTCGAATGAACTTGTGGTCGCCCTTTGACATTTTATCGTACGGTGGGCGCGTATAAGTTTCCGTACGAGGATTATAGAATCCGATCCCAAAGTCTCCGACTTGGATTGACCTCGGAGCATCCTTAATAGTCTTCTCATAGCGTTTCCACTTGCCGTGAACATCTCCGATGAATCGAATAGCTGTCACGTATCATTCCACTCCCACCCGATCAGCCACTTGTTCATTAGCCTGTGAAAGAAGTTCGGTCGATTGGGTCTGTAAATTCGAAAGTGAACAGAATCATCTGGTGGAATCACATCCCAATAACCGACATAGTTCGGTAACTTTAGTTCGAGAGGTTTGCCAGTGATGGTAAACGTATGGTCTAAAATGGGAGATCCTCCGATGTTTATCTCTGGTTTGTTCTCCCAGGGATTGGGGATGTTGTTCTCAGTCACGGTGTTGATTCGGTCGGAGGTGCGGGAGGAACGGGCGGCGGAGGCAGCGGAGTTGGTTTAGGAGCTTGTACGCTCACCGGCTCTTGAGGAGTCGGGAGTGCGACGGGCGGCGGAGGATTCACGTTAGTGGCTTGTTGCTCCAGAGTCGAAACTTGTTGCTTTAACTCCTCAATTTGTTTTTCATACGCGGGGGCTTGTGAGTTGTTGTCCTGTGCCAACTTCCAGCCAGCGGCGCCGGCGCCAAAGATGCTGGCAAGAGCAGCGAAAACGGAGATGGTTTTTGTGAAGCTCATATTGATATATTACTGAAAAGGGCTCCCTATGAGAGCCCCTACATTCCACTTTATAAACTGTCTACTCGCTGATCGCCTCTTTAATAACGATCACGATCACACCGATGACGAAGAACAATCCGAAACCGATGAGGATATTTAGGGACCATACTGGATCAGTCATCGTCAGTTAAGAACCAATTGTCTGATTTAGTGAACCACCGAGCAAGGTCTATTGGGTCTTGTGGACCAATCAGATGATTGCTAGGATCAGGGTCTCCCAGGTCGAGGTCGTTAAGAAATTCGTCCAACGACCCGGGTTCAGGCTTTCCCTGAATCGCCTCCCTCCTCGCTTGATTGATGATGCGGGCAGCGACCCGATTGTGATCGGCCCACTTTTGCGCCCACGTCATCTCTTCAAACGAGACATCTAATCCCCCGGCTATACGTGCGGCGATATCCTCAAGACGAAGCCGGGTTTTTGGGGAGAGCATGGTAATTCTTCTGCCGAAGAATTTTACCTCGAAGCGGTCAGGATCTCACTGACATTAGCCTCGCTGCCTTGATTTTGCTTGGCTTGAAGATATTGGATCACACGCTCGGGTGTGGACTCGGTGTACGGATCATCGGAGGCATTGTCACGTTTGCCCTGCTCCACGCCAGCCCACTCGATGGCGCCGTCGTTGATCACCACGGCATAACGCCAGCTACGCGAAGCGAAACCGAGGTTAGTCTTGGCTACAGCCATGCCAGCACTGGCGGTGAACGAACCATTGCCATCGGGCAGAGGTTTCACCTTAGTGATGCCTAGATCCTTGAACCAGGCATTCATCACGAATGCGTCATTCACGGCGAGGCAATAGATCTCATCGACGCCAAACGACTTGATCTCGTCGTAGGAGGCTTCGAACCCGGGGAGTTGTTGTTCGGTGCAGGTAGGTGTGAAGGCGCCAGGTAGGGCGAACACAACCACACGCTTGCCGCTGAAGATCTCCTTCGAAGTGCGGGTCACAAACTCACCGCCCTCGCGGAAGATGAAATCGATATAAGGAACTTGCATGTTACCTAAAATGCTTTGAACTCATGAGTGGGACATGTGTCCCAAGCCCCCAGCAGGACTTGAACCCGCGACCTACTGTTTACAAAACAGTTGCTCTATCCAGCTGAGCTATGGAGGCAAAAGGAAAGGGAAGATAATGAGTCTCTTCCCTTGAATATCGCTTATCAATTATAGCGATCAGACACGCGAGTAGCACACATCGATGTGACCTCTGCTCGGTGCCGCAAGCGTGCTGAACGCCGCGTACGAGAGGTCGAGATCCCTACCTCCGACAAACGGACCGCGGTCATTCACTCGAACGATAACTGATCGTCCATTGCTTGTGACACGAAGCCGAGTTCCGAAGGGCAGTGAGCGGTGAGCTGTCGTCATTGCGTACGTGTTGAATCGTTCGCCGCTCGCTGTGGTTTGTCCGTGATAGCCATCTCCAACTCCGTAGAAGCTTGCTCCCGAACAACGAGTTGCTGCGAGAGACGGACTTGGAATTGCGGTCAAGATGGCGATCGCTGATAAACCAACTAGGGATTTGAGTCTCGAAAAAAGCATTAGAAAGAATAGAATTCGACATCCCGTATCGCGAGGGTCACACATCCTCCATCTCAGGAGGCACCTCGCCGGGCTCTAGGTGTTTAAGAAGCGTTGCACTTCCGAGTCTCGCCGGTGCGTGGTGCGCCGGAACGTCTCATAACCGTTGCGAGTTTGTATCGCTACGAGACCTGATTATTATAGGATTGTTAAGGCCCAGTGAAATTGGGGCCTCGGCTCCCGCGGCCTGCGATTAGTACGATCGTACTAGTCTCGAGACTAGGTGCTGCAAGGGGTTTGAGCCTTACACTTTTCGATTTTTTCGTTCTGAGGGGCCTTGACGTAGTATCTATCGCGGGACGCCGTCTCGTCGTGAAAAAATCCTTAAATGTAGCTATGACGAGAGTTTAGTAACTCAAAGTCTCTGGCGTAAAACTTTTTTAGAGTCGGTATAAGACGTTCAGGCAAATACGGCTTGTGTGATCTGTCATGCGGGTGAGATCCCAAAGCTATGTTGTGATTTAATGAGAGAGAAACCCCCACGACTCTGCGTAACCAATCAAAAAATTTCTCATCGAGTCCATCTTCATATCTCCAAATTAAGGTGCCAGGAAGTATGAACTCATGCTGAGGTCTAAACCAATTTGGCGCAAAAGCGAGGGCTGCGCTTAGACTTTTCTCCAGCTCCTCGGGAGATATTTCAGTTAGCGGCGCGTGCAACAAGTCTAACATCGCAGGAGCCGCGGAGATAAACCTGGATATCGGATTTCTAACGATCGTAAATGATCTAATGCCAACGAGATTCAAATATCTGGTCATCAACTCCGCATGAAAATGCATCACCTCATGCCCATCAACTGTCTTTGACCAGTGCAATCGATGGTCTTCAGGGAAGGTGAAGTCGAACCCGTTACTCCGAAAAAGTTCTACGACAAATCTTCCGCCTGTGCGCGGAATGTGGATAAAATTGATCGATTTCCCGTCAGCCCGATTGAGGAGTGGCATTGTTAGTCTTAGAGAAAGGGAGGGCACAAATGTCCCTCCCAGATATCGTCACGGGTTGTTCGCTCAGGCGGCGACGGCAACGCGTTCGAAACGTACGATGTTGTTGAGATTTGTTCTCAGAACCCTCCAGCCCGTCGAAAGCCTTTATGCCCCATGATGAATAGTTTTGTGGTCACAGTTCCTTTCTTAGGGAAACTACTTCAACAAAATTATTCAATGGAGCATACGGGAGTCGAACCCGTGTCCGAACTGGATTGTCGTTCCGTGAGGAACGATGGGTCATCCCAGATTCGAACTGGGGACCGACCGGTTAAAAGCCGGATGCTCTACCGCTGAGCTAATAACCCTTAGGTGCTTCCTGCGAGGATCGAACTCGCCTGATTCCGATTATGAGTCGGGCGCTTTCACCAGATAGCTAAGGAAGCGATGGGCGATACTGGATTCGAACCAGTGACTTCTTCCGTGTCAAGGAAGTACTCTACCTCTGAGTTAATCGCCCTGGCGGAAGATACTGGATTCGAACCAGTGGTGCCGTTACCGACACAACGGTTTAGCAAACCGTCGCCTTAAACCACTCGGCCAATCTTCCAAGGTGCCCCCTGTAGGATTCGAACCTACGACTTTCTGGTTCGAAGCCAGATGCTCTATTCCACTGAGCTAAGAGGGCGGATGAGAGATGGTGGATTTGAACCACCGACCATAGGCATATGAGACCCGTACTCTACCAGACTGAGCTAATCTCTCAAGGCGCGCCCTATAGGATTTGAACCTATGACCGACCGCTTAGAAGGCGGTTGCTCTAATCCGCTGAGCTAAGGGCACACACGCTCCCCGAAGGATTCGAACCTTCGACCTTCTGATCCGTAGTCAGACGCTCTAATCCGCTGAGCTAGGGGAGCAAGGCGCCAGAACGAGGATTCGAACCCCGGATTACGGTTTTGGAGACCGCCGTGTTTCCAACTACACTATTCTGACAATGTCCGTGAGAGGACTCGAACCTCCAACAACTACCACCTCAAAGTAGCGCGTCTACCAATTGCGCCACACGGACATTGGTTCTGGAGGTAGGATTCGAACCCACGAATGGCGGGACCAAAACCCGCTGCCTTACCGCTTGGCGACTCCAGATTATTTGGCACGCGGCCAAAGTTTCGGGTCGGAATCGAACCGACGAATGAAGATTTTGCAGACCTTCGCCTTACCGCTTGGCTACCGAAACATTTCTGCGAAAGCAGAAGCTCAATGTCGGACTTGAACCGACGACCTACTGTTTACGAAACAGTTGCTCTACCACTGAGCTAATCGAGCGGGGTGGCCGATGAGATTTGAACTCACATAAACCAGATCCACAATCTGGCGCATTAACCATTATGCTACGACCACAGCGGAGGGAACAGGAATCGAACCCGTGAGGCTTTAACACCCAGGCGTTTTCAAGACGCTTTCCTCGACCAACCGGACTCCCTCCAAGTGGAGCGGATGAAGGGATTCGAACCCTCGACTTTCTCCTTGGCAAGGAGATGCTCTACCACTGAGCTACATCCGCGGGTGTTCCCGAAGGAACGATGGAGAATAGGAGACTCGAACTCCTGACAGCCTGCTTGCAAAGCAGGCGCTCTACCAACTGAGCTAATTCCCCGAGCAGGGCGAAGGTGTCCACCAACGATAATCTACGATGTGGCCTACGGGACCTTTCGTTTAATGCAACGTTCCTTGTTGCACCCCCTTTGGCGTCTTTCTGTGCTATCTGCACAACGACTACCAATGGTCGCTACTGGGATCGAACCAGTGACAGCTTGCTTGTAAGGCAAGAGCTCTACCGCTGAGCTAAGCGACCTGGAGCCACCATCGAGACTTGAACTCGAGACCTCCTCTTTACCAAAGAGGTGCTCTACCACTGAGCTATGGCGGCGGATGAGAGGGGAGGGAATCGAACCCCCGATGGTTCCTATGTAACGGTTTTACAGACCGCAGCCACACGTATTGCCAACAGTAGCCACCCTCTCATTGTGCCTTCCTTGAAGGCAATCGGAGATGCAGGATTCGAACCTGCGGCATCCTGCTCCCAAAGCAGGCGCTCTACCAAGCTGAGCTAATCCCCGGAAGGCCCCATTTAACACATGAAACGCCTCAAGGACGTACAGAGGTGGGGGCTTTTCTAGCTAGTTGCTCCCCATACGGGCAGAGACCGGGATTGGTCACCTTTCGGTGGCCCACAGCTAGTGCGAGCTAGGAGCAATCTGCTAGTCCACACTTTAACGAATGTGTGCGTGGCCGTTTCGGGAACTTAACGACGTATTCCATACGACTCCGGTGTCTAGAACGGAGATTGCCTCGTTCTCCCTCGGGCGATCCGAAGAACGCGGGACGGTGAGGCAAACCGCAATGGAACGATGGCAACTGCCCGCCATCGCGACCCGACAGTGGGTCAAACGGGCGGGGGTGATCAGTCCCCCGGCCTAGGAAGGGTGATCCTCACCGATGGAGGGCCCCAGAACTAGGACTTAGATCCGATACTTGACCCGGACATTTCCAGACCAAGCAGAGCGGAACTGGCCCGGCAGGGATCGAACCTGCGACAACCTGATTAACAGTCAGGCGTTCTACCGCTGAACTACAGGCCAATGGTGGCGGAGGCAGGATTCGAACCTGCGACCTCCAGGTTATGAGCCTGGCGAGCTACCGGACTGCTCTACTCCACAGTAAGAGAATCGAAAGATTCTCGATGGGAACTGCCAGAATTGAACTGGCGACACAAGGATTTTCAGTCCTCTGCTCTACCATCTGAGCTAAGTTCCCAGAGTGGAACCGACAAGATTTGAACTTGTGACCGCTCGGTTATCAGCCGAGTGCTCTACCACTGAGCTACGATTCCAATATGGGTTGCTGTCTCTTCCCTTTACCTTTCCCCAATTCGCATCCCCAAGAGACGGGGCAAGGGTAATTCCGACTTTTCACCAATTCCACCGGGGCAGAAAAGAGTGTTTCTCATATCGGGCAGCAACCCAACGACCCATACGGGATTCGAACCCGTGATCTCCACCGTGACAGGGTGGCGTGATAGACCGCTACACTAATGGGTCATGGACTTTTGGCTGGGACGGTGCAGCCGTCATTAACCTCCTCCCCAGAGGTTACCAAAAGGCGGGCGTCCCTAGTCCCCGCGTTTTATCCAAGAACTGGGTGGAGTGACCTCCCTGACCGAAGTCATTCAGCTTCACTCCCAGTAGTCCCAACGGGATTCGAACCCGTGCTGCAACCTTGAAAGGGTTGTGACCTAACCGCTAGTCGATAGGACCGAGAAGAATTTAGATTTTCGAGGTTCGGGTCGGAGGAGCGGTGATCGCCCTCCCAACCATGAATCTAATATACACCGCCCAAGGGGCGGGTGGCGCGCTTAGTGGACACTTGGTGAAGTGTCCCTAGTACAGGGGTACTAGCGGCGCCTTGAGACCGGAAAGTGGAATGGACGGGAATCGAACCCGTCACTGGAAAGTTCCTACTGGAGGCTTTTCTTTCCGAGTGCCGCCCAGGCACCCCGTGATCCGGTCTCGATGGGTCGCCTCGGATTCGAACCGAGGACAGATCGGTTAAGAGCCGACTACTCTACCACTGAGTTAGCGACCCAGAGAATATTGCTTATGAAGTTTTCGAGGTTCGGCGGGGTGTCTCCCCCAACCATGAAATCAATATACAGGATCCACGCGCCCCTTGGGACTTTTAGTGGACACTTAGGCAAGTGTCACAAGTACACTTGTATTACCCTAAGTTGAGTATATTTAGTCCAAAGATTGGACTATGCCCAGAAGAGGACTCGAACCTCCATGCCTTGCAGCGGCACGTTCTAAGCGTGCTGTGTATACCATTCCACCATCTGGGCATTCGATCGGGATGGTGGGATTCGAACCCACCCTGAATGGATTTTAAGTCCATGGCCTCTTCCGCTGGGCTACATCCCGATCAAGTTCTTTGATTATCAAAGATCTGTCTAAATGTGAACTTAGACATATAAGTACTCACGCCACTCTGGCACTGAGTTTGTACTTAGCGTCAGAAGAAACCGACTAAAGGGAGCGTGCGGATTGCTGCGAAGTGGGACGCCCCACTCCTCAGGAGTACGATTATCTTTTGCGTTGTTGCAAGTATAACAGCAGGCAACAAGATTCTCCCACGTATCCTTCCCTCCTCGTGATTGCGGTAAGACATGATCGATTGTCAGATTGCGGTCTGCGCCGCAGTACTGACAAGTGAAATTGTCGCGCTTGAGGATGAGATTCCGACTTGGCTTCTTCGCATTGATCCGACTCATCGGAAGTCTGATGTAGCTAAGAAGTCGGATGACCTGCCTTGATAGCACCTGTGCCTTCTTTTTCAATACCAGCACAAATGCTCTCCGCCCTGAGCATACGTTGAGAGGCTCGTACGATGCGTTGAGAACAAGGATACTTTTGTTGAGCGCAACGGGCGGCGACATGATGAGTCTAATCGAATTTACGGCGCTGAAGTCTTAGCCACTGAAGGAGCTGTTTCATTTGTACCACAGCGGGATCTTTGGGATCTTCCATTTCGACCACGATGGCGAGCGCGCAGATGGCGAGATCGTGGTCCTGCTTCGAGATGAGGCTCATTGCTCCTCCGTGTAGTGGGCGGCTTTGGTCGCGCAGAATTCGTCCCACAGCTTATCAGCTGTGCGGTAAATATCGCTAGCGGCCGAAGTGTCCTCAACGCTGTAGACGGTCATCCCCAGCTCGTGATGTAAGTCACTGATGAGCTGCTCGAGGCGCTCGATGTAGGCTTCGTTAGTTAACATTAGTTGTTTACCTCTGAGGACCTCAGTCGTAGCGGGAGTGCATGGAAGCGAGGACTTCGTTGGGAGTTTCGTCCCACTCGATAACACCACTCACGGCATCATACACTGCCATGAGATCGTCCGCGTCATCGACGAAGGCGAAGTTGACGAGTTTACCGCCAGCGTCATAGACGTTGACCTGATAGTACACCCGCTCGTACTTGGACTCGGGATTCATAAACTCGGCGTAGTCCGTACGGGTCTGACGCTCGAGATCGTAGGAGTAGACTTTACCAGTCTTGGCGGAGGTACGAGCTCCGATAGCTTTGATTTGATTCATGAGTGTACTATACAGCTTTTTGAGAGGCGGCGGGGAGTTTAGTGGACAGTTTTTGAACTGGCCTCAGTTCCCGTTCAGGAAGTCAGCCAGAGCCTCATTGTACTCGGCTTCGGATTCGAAGTAACGAGCACCGATCGTGCAAGGGAACTCGCGCTTCGGAGCTTTCGTAGCCCGGATCTCGGAGAGGGAGTAGCCCTTCTGGACCAGTTGCTTTTCGTAGACGTTCATATGGTTTTCCTTTTGGTTGATGATCTTACTATACAGCCTCCAGGGGCCTCGTGGCGGGTTTAGTGGACAGTTGCTTGAGTGGCACAAGTACACTTGTACTGCCTGGGTTTCGAGGAGCCAGACCCTGCCTGGTCTCTAGTACGTCCGTACCACACGTCGACCCAGGCACTGCAAGGGCTTTGAGCCTTACACTTTTTGATTTTTGCGCGACGAGCCGCTTGGCGATGGATACCTCGTAGGTCCCCCGTCCCATGAGCTAAAAATTGTAAAATGTACACATCTTTCGCATCGTGTCCTCGGAGACTATATCGCGCTCTAACTCATGAGGTGGCGCTACTTTCAGGTAGACCTCATAGTCGTATGCGTTCATGCACTCCGATGGTATGTTGCCCCCATAGGAAAGCATCTTCTTGATGGCTTTCTCCATCGGATCTTCGAAGTCATTCTTGATGTTCCAGATCATCTTCGTCTAAGGAGAGCATCGCCTCATATTCTTCATCGGTTAGCGCGAGATACTCCACATTTGCATTGGCATGATCTTCAGCGTACATCATGTGATAATGGTTGAAGTCATCGAGATCTGTGCTGCCGTACTCAATGACTCCGTCGACGAAGCATAGGTAGTTCATTTTAGTCCCAAAACCGATCTAACGTTTCAATCACCCTGCGGAAGTGACACCACGGAGCGAACCGTCCCCGGTACATGTGCTCGCCCAGCTTCAACATCTCGATCTCGTGGATGCACGCTTGCGTGATCGCATTGGATTCCGTGAATCCCCAGTGGCGGAAGACATCGAACTTCTCGAGGTGGAACACAAACGGAAACTGCATCTGCCACGCGTCATGATAGATGGTGTCGCGGCGAATACCGTCACGTTGTACCAGTTTCACCGGCGCGTAACCGAACTGATTCTCGACGACCTGCTCATCCTCCTCCATACTCAACCCGCGAATATACTCCTCGGCCCTCTCCGTGTCAAACACCACGGTCGTCTTCACCCAATCTTTCGTCCAGTCGACGCAGAAGCTATGAAACTCAGGGTCGATGGCCCTCCATACTAAATTGTGAGTGAAATACGGATACCGTGGAGGATCCAAAGGATCATTTGGATACCGCACGGAGAAGTGCAGGATTTCGAACGAGGGTGAGTCCATGGTTAGTTAAGCGGTGGTGTCAGCATTCCCTCAACATCCTGCCAGTAGAGGATTCCCTCAGGATCGCCAGAATAATCGACCTTTCGTGAAAGAAGTGCCTTTATCGTTTCAAGCGCTTCCTTCGCCGCCACCTTCTCATCCATCACGGAAGTGTAGGGTCCGATAGTGGCTCGAATGTCGTCGAGGACCTCATCGTAACCGCCGTCGAGTTTATCCCAGATCATACAGTCAAGGCAATCACGTAGGTTGATCACTTGTTCCCGAGTGAGTCCCTCGAATGTCAGCGCGGGACCATCCCCGAATGCCATCGACAAACTAAACTCGTCGGTGAGAGAGTCGTGGAAGCCGCATGTTTGAATGTCGCTCATAGTCCTTCGTGATCGGGGTACCAATAGCTTAAATGATAGAAAAAGTCCCAACAGTTGTAGTCAACATCCACGTCTTCTGACATCAGATGAAGCCAGACTTCAAAGCATTGACCGCACCACCAAAATCCACTGTGGATGCCGGCTAAGGGACCTTTTGTAAACATCACACGCCACCAAACATCAGGTCGGGATCACCGTGCGTGATCTCAAAGTCTACGCCAAAGGAATCGGAAGCGTAACGATGGTACTTCATCTGGAATACGTCATCGGCGCCGTCCATCACCATCGCGAGGATCTTCGCCTCGGCGAGAAGGAACTCTTTGGTGTCGTTATCGCCACGCTCGCTATGGTCCTTTGCCATATCGATCAGGTGCTCGATGCGGTCCACGGCGAGGTTGAAGGTTTGGATCATGGTTGTTTTCAACTAGGTTTATTCTACACCGCCATCGGTGCTCTGGGAACCCCGAGTAGACACTTAATCAAGTGTCCACCGGGTACTCGAGGTCGTGATCAAATCCCAGGGGAGCCCGCGACCACTCATGAAACTCATGACCGATTGCCAGAGCTTCCTCGATCATCCCATCATTTAGAAGCACTTCGATTCGACTTTCCGCCCAATCGAGAGTGGCTTCTATGAACTGGGTTTTCTCGTCCATGTGCTATCATGTGGGATGGGTTCGGTTCCGTACTCCCAGTCGTCGTAGTCGTCGGAGTTACGAATGAGGGACGGATCACGCGGACGTTCCACCGCGTCGAATACGCCGTAGTCAGTAGCAAGTTTGGTAGTGCCAAACTTCTGGCGCATGTAATTTGGGTCACGATCGGTTGGACGTCCCATGATCAGCCTCCTTGAAGTGTCCGTGCTACGTAGTAACAGTCATAGTAGTAGGGAATACGATCGTCATAGACATTTTGACTGAAGATCGTCATGCCCAGAAAACGAGAGATGAGTGCTCGGATCGCGTCAGTGATGACCTCCGTGAGAGGCTCACTGTGATCCTTTGGAGAACTCGGATGCTCGGTGAGTTTTACATTCGAACCGAAGTAGATGATACGTCCGATCGTCATCGCCCGAAGCATGTGATACCCGTCAGTGACGACGAGAATCTCGTCCGGATTGAGTGTGGATAGCGGGCGCTTCGTGTTCGTGAAGTTAGTAACCGTGTCCCAGGCGTAGTAGTTAAGAAAGACACGCGTGGGATCCAGTCCGGCATCGTGAACTTTTTGTAAGCACGCAGCGGGGTCACTCTCTGACGAGATGAAGAGATACGATCCTGGATTTTGTTTAACTAACTCGATTGACGTGTCTAAACGGTTGATGTTACCGCCCAGCGACAGGACAACCTTAGCCATCTTTTTCCTCCTCTTTAGCAAGATCCTTGTATGACGGAAGTCCCATAGCTTTGCGAAGAGCGTTGACTTCTCTCACCAGCAATCTTACCGCATCGAGAGTCTCTATCTCGGACGGATTAGGAATTGTGTCCTCAATCTCAAGTCCGATGAGAGTGACGTAGTGTTTCCAGTCGCGTTCTTCGATCATAACTCTTCAATTACGTTCAATCGAACACTATCGAGAATTTTCACAACGTCCTCTAGTGTTTCTTGTCTGGTTTTCTCATCATACATTCCAGAATAGTTAGCGACTCTCAAACTACGATAGAGAACCTCAATGATTACCATCAACTGCGAAGCCGTTAGTTTAGTCATCATTGTCCTCCAATGTGGAAAGTCGCTTCGAGGCACGGATTACGAGGCACGCACTCGATCCACTCCGACCCATCGTAAACCGCCGGGAAGTAAACGTACTTCTCTCCCCATGCCGTGAAGCTACATCCCTCTGAGCAACCAAAACCGCCATCGAATTCACGGGTGAACGATGGGTGGTCGATAGTCGCCCGCACAGGCTCTCCTGACTCCTGAATCACAAGCTCTTCCAACTTGTCTTCATTTCTGAGGAGTAGACTCTCAAGGTTCTTACGCCAGTTCATGTGTTGTTTCAGTTAAGGGTGACTTCGGAGACGACCACTTCTTCGTAGAGCAACTCGCCATCTTCGCAAGCATCGTCGTTGTCCTCGACTTTACAGCGCAGTTCATTAGCGACATGCTCGGCCTTGAACTTGTCGGCGTAAACTCCGAAGAATTCGAGCTGGTCGTAGTAGTCGTTCCCGCGGACCTCGATGACGTAGACTTTGGTTTTGGTTTCGTTCATGAAGGTACTATACGGCATCCCGGGGGCTTTGGGGAGTTTGGTGGACAGTTGTCTAAGTGTCACACAGCTAAGGCACTGGGCGGGATCTCGACGACGGTGGGATACGCATCGCCCCACTGATGCCGGTCATAACACACCCACTCATCATTTCGAGTGAAGATGTACGCGTACTCCTCACCTTCCGCGATGTAGTCGTAGATGTTCGCATCGAGACGAGGAGGACAGTCGTCACCGCGCTGAGCGTAATACTGCGGACCGTACTCCTCAACCTCCTTATTCTCGATCACGTACTTATCGATCTCAACACCGGTCCAACGATCTTTAGTCCACGCGCAGGACATATCTCCACCATCGATGAGCTCAGCGGCTTTCTCTCGAGAGTTATAGTGAGTCTTCAGGATACGTCCAAGCCACTCCGGATAGCCATCCCAGTGGTGATACACGGAGAGGACGGATTCGTCGGGGAGCATGATGCCAATGCGAGAACGGGTTGCCATTCGATTTGTTTTGTTGATAGGACTACTGTACAGGGTCCAAGGGACTCATGGGGAGTTTAGTGGACACTTAGTGAAGTGTCACAAGTACAGTTGTATCAGTCGAGGAACTCGCAACGCCAGCCGTTAACGCGTTTACATTCTCCTCGAATTAGTTTAGCGATGTTTGACGGGTTTGTGCCATCTTTAAGCAGGTTACGAGTAATGTCAACCCAACGTAGCTTTTCAGGAATCGTGTAAGCTACCCCGATTGAATCATTGATTAACTTAATAGGTCGCCATTCGCGAGCTTTTTCTACAGTGGGAGTGAAGTACTCTACTTGTACTTTGTCCATTGGATTGTTGTGCTTACTGAATTTATTATCTATAGTTTTGGTCTTACCAAATCTTCTTGGACGTCCATCAGAATAAAAGTTTGGGTCGTTGAACTGCAACATTAAAACATCGCGAGGATGTTTAATTATTACCCTATATTTATTTATTGTTATATGCGCTCTTGTCAAGAAGCTCAAGTTCTCATCGCGAGAGCGCACATTGCACTTTACACCGAAACTTCCTCGAGCTTCGCCAGCTTCGTGCCAGGACCTCCAACAGGACGAGGCTTCACGGTGTTGATCCCAATGACCTTATCCTTCTTCCGTCCCTGCATCTTCAGAGTGTAAGTGCCTCCAAGGCTAAGAAGCTCCGCTCCCTCTGGCAACCAACGCTTGCCTTTAGACGTCGTCTTTGTCAGCGTTTCCCACGGAATCACGTTAGCGAACACACCCTCATTTGTCTTCCAAACAGCGATCAATGGGGTGTCGGAAAGCTTTCCGGTGTTACCACGGGAGAGAACTTTCGTCGGTTCCGTCGTGATCGGACCACGATGCTTAGACGTCAGTTTGTAGAACATCCCGTTACCGCAAACCACCACCAGTTTCTGATCGTCCTGAGCAGTGACATTAGCACCACGTGGACCCTTCAGCTGAGTGATGATTCCCTTCTCCTCATCGAGCAACATGAACCGAGTCTTCGGACCAGTAGTCTTGACCTCTACATTCTTCCGTCCGACCTTGACAGTCTGAACGGAAAGTTGTTTAGGCTCAGCGATAGCCTTGGAACGCCTCGCATTCCCATGACGTTCCGCGAGTTGCTCCACTTCGGTAACGATGTACTCACGGCGTTTCTTCTCGGAGGACGTCAGTCCGAGGATCTCCTTGATCCGCGCCTGAATCTCCTTCGCGTCGGTTTGTAGTTGCTTGTCGTCGAGCTTGGTTAGCTGCGCTAACCTCATATCGAGGATGGCATCAGCCTGTGCAGGTGTAAACTGCATCTTCTCGAGGCGCTTACGTGCATCTGGACGATCCTTCGCCATACGAATCTGGACGATCACCTCGTCGATCATCGTGATCGCTGTGATCAGTCCCTGCACTACCTCGAGGCGATTGCGACGCTTCTCGAGTTCGGCTTTGAGGGAGGCAAGTAGTCGCTGATCCCTCCATCCTGCCCACTTGATCAGGATGTCGTGCGGCGCCAACTGCACTGGCTTCAAACCGTCGATGGCGAGATTCCGTGCTGCGAATCGCGTGTCGAGTGACGTGTGGTGGAAGAGTTCCGCTTCGGCTTGATCGACGTCAGCGGCCGCCTTGAGAACGATAACGAGGCGCACACCGGCTTTATCGGTCTCATCCCGAACGTCAGCGACGGTGGTGATCTTTCCTTTCTCGATAGCTTCCTTCACCTGCTCTCCCACCTGCTCGGTGTTGATGTGGAGAGGCAGGTTGGTGAACACTAAAGCATCACGCTTCGATCGCTTGCCGTAGTCAAGCTTCTCACGAGTGCACACAGCTCGCATCCGAATCGATCCGGCGCCCGTGTTTAGATACTCGACCAATCCTTCGTCCTTGACGATATCGCAACCCGTTGGAAAGTCTGGTGCGAGATTATTCTTCGCCGTGATCATATCATCATCGACGAGAGCACGGAGTGCCTTAGCCACTCCACGGAGGTTATGAGTCGGGATCTTCGTCGCATAACCCACACCGATGCCCTCACCACCATTCATCAGCAGTACGGGAAGTCGAGCGTTGAATTGCACCGGCTCTTCCAGACTTCCGTCGTAGTTCGGACGAGTCACCCACGTCTCAGAGTCCTGAAGGAGGGCCTCGTACGCGAACGAAGTGAGTTTGGCTTCGGTGTAACGTGCGGCGGCGGGACCGTCAGTCGGGGAGCCCCAATTTCCGTGTCCGTCGACAAGAGGGTGATTGTTCGTCCACCACGAGGCGGCAGTAACCATCGCGCCGTACGCTCCACCGTGGGGGTGGAGTTTGCCCATGGTCTCGCCCTCGACACGGGCGGCTTTCATATAGCGGGCGTCAGGCTTAAGGTTAAGCCACTTCATCGCCGTGAGCACACGACGAGTAACAGGCTTCAAGCCATCGTAGAGATCAGGAATTGCGCGCCCGACAAGCACAGCCATGCTGTAGTCGAGATATGCCGTCTTCATCTCGTTGACGAGATTTACGGGGGTGATATTTGAATCAGTCATCAGGCGGGCACGGCTTCCAGTTCCTTGATCATGTCCTCGAGTTCGAGGAGTGCCTCATCGTAGGTCAGAGGCTCCAGTCCTTCGGCGTAAGATGCCTCGTCAGTCCAAGAACCGTTGGGGTCCATCTCCTGCAGGAACTGGACGATGTTCTCTCGGGAACCCTTGTCGTAAAGGGCTCGAGCTCGTGCAATGGGGTTGTTCATAGATCTATTGTACTCCATGACGGGGATCGGTGACTTTTTACGTGCCACTTCTCCAACTGTCACAGGTTCACTTGTTCTACCTTTTGTTAGAATGGGACTTTGGCAAACGTCACCAATGACGTATACGCACGGACATATTATTCCACTCGTGGGCGGTAGTGTCATCGGGACCACGATGGCTCTGGGGAATAAGCCTGAGTGGATCGCATCGTGGAGTAGCGCATTCGCCGCGAACGATAAGTACTGCCTCGAGTATATGGATGATGTTCCGTTTCTGGACTTCACCATGGATCAACTTCCGGTGAAGTACGTTGACATCATCACCTCGCTGCCTCCTTGCGCGGGACTGAGTTTAGCTAACCAATCCACAGGCAAAAACGAGAAGTCAAAAAATCCTCGTGGGTGCATGGCTCCCAGCAACATGCACATGCACAACGCGGCGCTGTACTCGGTGAAGTACCTCAAGCCGAAAGCGATCATGGTCGAGAATGCCCCGACCCTATTCACTAAAATGGGCGAGGAGTTCGCGGAGCGACTGAACGCGTTGGCATTCGAGCACGGGTACACGATGAGTCTCGTGAAGACTTCTTCGATCAATCACGGTGTACCTCAGGAGAGAACTCGTAGCTTTTTCTTCCTGTGGAAGGGCGACAAGGTTCCCGTGCTTAATCACATCAAGAGACCGTACAAGCAATATCACGAGTTTCTCAAGAGTGGCAACTTCGCTAAGACAGCGTCAGTCAACTACGACACCGACCTGCCACCGAGTGCGGATCTCATCTGGCAATTCATCCAGTCGAAGTTTAAGGGCTACACCAAGCAAGAGATTTTGGCGGAAGTCGCAAGCGATCGAATGACGACGATCGTTCGTGTCGTGAAGGAGAATAACTGGTTTGACGACGCGATTGATGCTATCTCGGATCCGAAGACGAATAAGTTTCTGCGCCACGCGAAACACAAGTTTGAGACCGATAGTTGCATCCTCGATAAGTCGATCAAACTCGCATGGGATCACACGCGTAGTCTGATGTGGCAGACATTGCCCTATCTCATGCATCCGTATGAGGACCGCTGGCTGATGACCTCGGAAGCATTCGCACTGATGGGATTCCCACCTGACTTTGCTGAGAAAGTGCAAATGCCGACGAAGGACATCAACATCATTTGCCAAAACGTGCCGGCGTGCACCGCAGGTGACTGGATCCGCGAGGTCGCAGCGGCTCTCGATGGTCAGCGTCAGTGGATCGAACCGGAGAAGAAGGAGGACGGATCCTACAAGATTCTCCGCCAGAATAACATCTCGCGGGAGAATCAGATGGCACCGATTTGGAATATCAAGTGATTAGGAATCACAAACAGCGTTAAGTCGCTTACGTCGAGAGATAACAGTAGAATGCGCCCGATTCAATACTTCCTCACATCGGAAGTACATCGGGTGCACACTGCCGTACTCTTTCTGAAGGCGACTCACCGCTTCATAAATGATTTCAACTTGTTCTTCCGTAAAGTTAGTCATTGGAGGGTCGAGGTTTGATGAGTTCCCAGATGACAAGAAGACCGGCGATCTGACCGTAAGTTAGATTCCCGATGTTGATCAGACCAAGGATCCAATGAATGATCCAGGCGCCAAGGGCGATACTTACGGCGGCACCTACAAGCATTCCGAGGATGATTGCTATAGTCTCGCCCCAGCTGATCTTCGCCTTCTTGAAAGTTGGCATGAGTTTCATTTGTTTAGTTTCCTGTTCGTTGGATAATGCATCGTTTGAACTCCTGCCACTCTGTGTCTGAGAAGTTGTCGGAAGCGTAGGGGATTCCAACGTCCTCCGCGCACCGCCTCGCAATCGATTCAGGAACTGGTCGGTTAGTGAAGTCATATTGAATCACAGTGGCGAGAAGGAAAGGAAGCATCACTGATTGTAGATTCCGTACTTGGTGAAGCAGAAGTTCTGTTGGTTGCAGCAGACTTTTACTCGTTCACCGCCCTGCCAAACCCAGAATGATGTGTTGCAAGGTTGCTGCGCGATGGCGAGAGTCGCGTTACCAATGACGAGAGCGAAGAGCGTGAAGATAGTTGCTTTCATTTGACGAAAAACTCACAGATTTCTTCGGTCGGATTGTCGCCCCAGGCAACAGTTCCCTTCCATGGCATACCGACGGAGAAGACTTTTCCTGTGCAATACACGAGATCGACCGGTTCGTCTCGAACGATGTCTTGGAGACTGTCGTAGACATACTGTTCGGCTTTGGTCTCGGTATCAGCCGCAACCATCACAGTGTACTTAATTTCGACTTCGTAGAGTTCCGGTTTGTTCATCAAAGCTTACCTCCAACGGTGCTATCATACTTGATTTCGATCTGCGGGAAACCATCCTGGCGCCCTTTGAGATACCAGCGAGTTGCCGCGATGCAGGCTTCCTCTGTGTATGACGTAACGAGAGTGTTTCCCTCGAGATCACGAGAGACGTAGGTGCCCCACCGTTGTTTAGTCACTGTGAACGCTTCGTCGTAAGTCGTTGGTTGCTCTTCAGTCATCGATGTACTCGTGTTGGTGTGCTTGCCAGCGGAGAAGCGCCGGGATGGTGCTGGGAGCGATTCCGATATTTAGAAGAACGTCCTCAAACCAGTCAGCTGTGGTGTTGATCACCGCCTGAGCTAACTCCCCAGGGCTGGAATCGCGTTCGCCATGGAAGTTGATGACTTCTGTAATGTCTCTCAGGAGTTTCGTCTTATTACTCATCCTCATCAAATGTGAAATACTCGTAAATGGAACTCATGACATGCTCCTCAAGCGACTCAAGGATGGCGCCCTCGGAAGGACTATCATTGTGTTTGAACGCTCGAGTATAACCACGTCTCACACCTTCCTCGATCGCTTGCTCGAGGATCACCCTAAATTTCGGTCTCATTCCTCATCCTCCGAATCGTAATCGTATTCGTCCTCATCCTCATCCTCAGATTGTCCGGTCACAATCTCAACGTGTCCGATGCGAATAGTGCCCGTCTCGTTATCGTATTCGCAATAGAACGGTTCGTTAAAGCTGACGATATTACCAAGTCGGATGATCTCATCCATGTCATACTTATCTGCGACGGCGCTAATCGGAATACAACCGATAGACCCGCTGTCTACAGCATAACTATCGCCGTATTGGTCAAAATACTCGCCGTCTCCGTACTTAGTTCCGAAGGTTGCGTACTCGATCCCGTCGTAATTTTCAAAGATTCCGATGTGCTCGTAACCATCATCAGGGAATGACCGATCGCAATAATTCTCCCACTCATCATCTTTGACCACGTAACACAGATCCCCGACATAGTAAGTGCCGCGAGGAAGAACTCCGTTGTGAGTGATGGTTCCTACCATTCGTTTCGTTTGGTTGATAGAGCTACTATACGGCATCCAGGGAGCCTTTGGCGAGGAGAGTGGACAGTTTTGCGATTGGCCTAGGGCTCTTGGGATTCCCGTCCTGAGGGCCAGGCTCAGACCTCTAGCACATTTGTACTATCCGAGGCCACGGTGCCGCAAGGGTTTTGAGGCTCACACTTTCCGCTTTTTTCGTCTCGAGGTCCTGAGGCGGGGAATCCATCGGGGAGCCCTCGTGGTTTTTCACATTTTTGAGTTTTTCAACCAGAGTGAAAATCTTCGACTAAGGCGTCGGTAGCGAGTTCCCGTAACTTCTCGGCGACTTTGAGATTGCTAATTGTGAAAGATCCGCCCATATCTCGCTCCGTCATGCGCTCCACCTCCACAGCGATAAACCGAAGCACACTTGCCAACTTCTCCGGCGGCATCTCCTCCTTAGTGAATTGGCACCCTTCACGAAAACGTGTGTAGAACGGCGGTTTGACACCGTGAATCAGATCGATGAAGCTAGGTTCAGACTTAGCCGGTTTTACTATATTCTCGACTTCCGCCAGTCGTTTTGCGAGGGAATTGACGGAATCGAAAAGAGTCTTGATCTGAGCGGTCGTATCGTTAGCAGGGCACGAATCTTCGATTGGTTCATAAAAACCATTACCATCCCCCCTGCACTTCGTGGGTTCCATACACCGATCGCATATCATTTCGATTTCATCCTCTGAGTATGCCTCCCGCTTATCCTCCCACCACCAGTTGTGGCTATTGCCGCAATTTGGGCAATCCCACTGAACGCTGTATCGCATAGGCTTTTCAGTCGGCATTGTCCTTGAGTTCCTCTCGAATGAGCTTGATGCTGGCTAAAATCTCGGCGAGTGTGATGTTAATCTTATCGATCTCCTCGTGAATGTCTTGATGGTGAAATCTTAGCGGGCCTTGGATAAGTTTCCTTAGCTTTTTCTCTTTCATAGTTCAATCCAAATGACGGTAAGCGGAGACGGAAGGATCGGGATCCAACCATTTGGTGTACTCAAAATCCTCCATAGCGATGTCGCATTGCATGGAGTTGTCGAAGAGGTAGATGTCACGGTAACGGTTCGACCAGTCGTGCATCTTCTGAAGTCTATAGTCGGGTTTGCCGTTCTCGAGTGTACCCGCGATGATGTACCGGTACGGGTAGCGTTCGTTTATGACGGTGACTTTGCGACTCGGGCGCCCATCCTTCTTCTCGATGGTTTCAGTCACTGCATGCCTCCTCTCTGAGTTCAGTTGTAATCCAATCAATCTGAGGACCAAACTCCTCCTCCAACCACGTTGCCACCTCGCTAATGGCTGCGCGAGCTTCGGGTCCCCAATCCTCCACCGGTAATCCGCTATTTGTTTCGCTATGAAGAGCTGCGGCCACCCGCCTCACCAGAGAATCACTGCATAGAGATTTGGGTGTTGGCACCGTGGCTGTCGTGACACTCAGCTCCATGAACCCCGGCTTATTCCTGGCTTCCAGTGCCTCAACCCTGGCACGCAGTTCGAGAATGCAAGCGGCATCACAGCTTACACTGACGTCGTGGTCTTCTGACCAACCCAGAACTTTCTCCCACTGATCGGAAGTTGCACGGTACTCAGTCATTACCATCCTCTCGAACAACTACAAAGTGGCGTTGCGCCTCGGCGGGCAACTGGTCGTAAATCTTTTGTTCATCCCTTAGTGGTTTGTTCCATGCCTGCACTATGAGAAGGTACATGCATAGTGCTAATTCGTACGTAGTGATGTCTGGTTTGGGTTCGTAACGAAAACTGCGACCGTCTTCGAGGGCATCAAGAAGGCTTGTATCTCCGAAGAAGTGAGCGAAGAAGTTTGCGGCGGAGCGCTCAATGGACTTTGTGTCGGTCATTCTTCGTCGGAGTAGTTGGGGTAGTTGAATAGCTTCGCGATGCGCTCGAACTCAATGTCGAACTGTTCGGCCATGCTGAACGGGCAGCAGTCGTGTGTCTCAGCTAACTCCGCCAGCTGAAGACACGTCACCTCGCCAAGCTTTTCGAGGATGAAGCAACGGAGTGCTCGCTTGTGCTCGAGTTTCATTCGAAACCCTCCAGCTCGGCGGCGATGGCGAGGAGATCCTCACGGATCGCTTCATTTCTTGCATCCATGCCAAAGTCAAACTCACCGTGACCGGTATAACAAGAGTAGTGCTCAGGAGCAACCTGATCCGCAGCAGCTCGCAGGGCGGCGCCGGCAAAGCCTCGCGCTACCAGTCGAAACGGAGAGTCTGGGTCGGGGCAGCCACAGGCGGCCAGCACCGCCTGCGCGGCGGGGGAGAGGTTAGTCATCGTAACTCCAGTACAGAACGAGCAATGTTAAGGAAAGTTTCTGGGCTGATGTAATTCCAGTCGTTGTCGTTAAAGAGTTCAACTAACTCTTCATCCGTCGGCTCCTGCTCCTCGGGCTCAGCCAGGGCGGCGCGAACGCGGTCAATCAAGTTGCGGTCCCTGGGAGGTTGCACCGGATACTGTTCCAGGCTGCACAGCAGCTCAGTGCACAGCGCTCGAAAGTCAGTCATCGAGTTGCTCCAGTGCGCGGCGGACGATTGAAAAGTCGTTAATGTCCCAACTTGGGTCTTCTGCTTTATTTAGCAGAGCTAGCGCTTGCTCTTTCAAGCTCGACGGCTTGGGGCGGCGGGCGGCGCGGAGTTCTAGTGCAAGACTTTCGCGGAGATCGCGGGCAAAGTAATGGCAGCACGCCTCCAGCTCCTGGTCGGCGCCCCATTGGGCGGCGTTAACAACAAGAACTTCAACGTCCACTCCTTCAGGATGCTCGTTTAAGTATTCGTTAATCCATTGCAGCGCCAGCTCCGGCGATGGGGTGATGGGGTGTTGGTTAGTCATCGATAGTCTCCAGTGCTTTACGAATAAACTCAAGTTCACGCATTTGGTCCGAGAAAAACTCACCGCTCTTCTCAAATCGTTTTACACTTTCCAAGGCCAGTTCCTTCAAACTCAGTGGCCTCGGGCGGCGATAGTTATAGAACTCGGTTACATCCTCTTCTTCCCAGGCAGCGCACTGTTTGAGGTAGTTGCCACAAGCCAAAAGCTCCTGATCTGCGCCCCATTGGGCTGCTTCGGTAGCTACATAGTCGAAGTAAGTCTTTGGATCGTCTTGGTACTGGTCGGCTTGTTCCCACCACTGCTGCACCAGCTCCGGCGGCGGGGTGATGGGGTTGTGCTCGGTCATTGTTGGTTTATCGCCATTTAGTAGGTAAGAACGGGCTTCCCTGAGAACCTGCTCGAACGGCTCGTAGGTTTCTCTACCGTCAGAGTAACAATCGGCCACTTCCAGCAGTTTGTAGATGAGGTCTCGGGTGTCAGTCATTGCTTGCATCCAGTTCGTCAGCGATGGCAAGGATTTCCGAGGGAAGTATCCAGTCAACTCCGTGGTCGTCGGGGTAAACACACATCTCGGCCACAGCACGAAGTGCGGCGGCGAGCTGACCTCGCTCCTCGAAGTAGGCGTCGCTTGACTCCTCGTAGGCAGCGAGCACGGCCTGGGCGGCGGGAGAAAGATTAGTCATATTCAAGCAGCAATCCCAAGATACTCAAGCACGTCAGCGTCGTCGGCATCAGGAAGACCGAAGTAAACCGCCGTGAAACCCTTAGCGACGTCCAGATTGCCGAACTTGACTTCGAGGATCGGGTAACCGTTTGGAGCGTAACCGGCGAACTTAGCGCTGTGGATCATGTCGTCGCCGTCGACGGGGAGTTGATCGACGATGTATGCGAATCCTTCCCACATCGACCCGTCGCCACACATATCATATCGGACGGTGAGAATGTCGTTAGTCATTGGTTGTTTTGTTTTGATGTCCTTACTATACAGGGTTTTGAGGGCTCGCGGGGAGTTTAGTGGACAGTTTTCGAAGTGGCCTCAGATCGAGGTGAAGGGAACGATCCGATCGAAAATGTCAGGCACGACCTCCCAGAAATCTTCCTCTTCAAGGTTCGGATACTCCTCGAGGACCACATCATTGCAGACATCGTGAATCAGGTCGTAGTGATTGTCGAGCAACCACTCATTTAACTTATCAGCTACGAGACCAGCGAGACGCTTCATCTCGGTCTCATTCAACACAGCTTTTGTTTCTTCCATCTTTATCAACCCAGGACGAGACGGTCAGCGGAGGTACCGACGCGAAAAGCGCCGTTCCAGAGGTACGCTCCCCACATGTAACCTTCCTCGACGTTGCGGAACTCGGCAGTGACGGAACCACCCTCGAGACGATCAGCTTCGAACTCGATCTCCCTGAGGTTCTTGACGCCGATGAACTCTTTCAGGGACTTGAGGTCCGAGAACCAGAGGCCATTGTACTTGAAGCCAAGGAAGCGATTGGAGTCGACATTGAGGTGACGACGCTTGTAACCCGCCTGAACGATCTGGTCAGGGGCGAGGTTGGAAACGGTGACTTTGGTTTTGTTCATGAAGGTACTATACAGCTTTTCGAGGGTCCGTGGCGAAAAGAGTGGACAGTTGCTTAAGTGGCCATAGTACGAGTGTACTACTGCCCAGTCCGTACAGTTTTCACGTGCTCATACACCGCTGAGTAGTTCAGTCCTGGCGCCACATTGATCTCGACGAACTGTCCCATGCCACACTCGTCAGTCTCTCCCCACATCGACAGGAGTTTTACCGGGTCGCCTTTGGAATTGAGAATCGTACTCTCGGACCTTACTCTCGTCGCCTCAATGAGCATGATCAAGTCGTAAGCATCAATCTTGATTTTAATCTTTCCGTTGACGAGATCACCGATCGACAGGTTCTCAAGGAATGAGATTGCCTCGTCGTAGCTCATCCCGGGCACATTCGGCCTCCGTAGCACTAGCGGCACGGACCGCTTCAAGAACTTCGTGACAGATCTCCACATGGTCCGCATGTTCCCTCTTTTGGTCTGTATTAAAAAGTGCCCCGCAGTGGGGCACACGAGTCGACTAATTTGAGCCATAGATTCCGAGGACGATCCTTCGAACTATTCGAGGTGTGGTCGTCCACCCTTCGATCATCTGAATTGCCTGTTTGAGCTGGGATTCAATGTCTTTCTCGTCTAATCCCTCCGATCTCATCTTCACCGCCTCCTCGACGGTGTCGGTAACAAACTCCCGCTGATCAGGCTTCAGCGAGAGCATGAACA